GCCGGCCGCATCCCCCTCCACGAGGACACGGCCAGCATCACAACACTCTCACCAGCAGCGTGGGTTGTTGTGGTGTGCGCGATGTTGCGCACCCGGTGACTGTAGGGGCGGGGTGGGACAGCCGAGCGTCACGGCGCGACGGTAACCGGGCGGGTCAGGTCTGATGCGCCACGTGAGCGACAACACCACCACGAACGTACGCGCCGACGTTGTCGGCATCCTCGACGAGCTCGAAGAGGCCGCGCCGCTGCCGAAGGGCCCCAAGTGCGGGATCGCGGCCGCGCTGGAACGGATCGCCGCGGAGGACAAGGTGATCGGCGCGAAGGTCGCCGAGCGCGTCGACGACACAAGGGTCGCCGCGTCTGCCCTCGCCGCGATCCTGACGAAGCGCACCGGGCTCACCATCTCCGGTCAGACCGTGCGTCGTCACCGCAACCGTGGCGACGCCGTGCGTGGCTGCCGGTGCCCGCGATGATCGGCGACGACGTCCTGGCCGACCTCGAGAGCCTCGTGTCGCTCGGTGGCGGCCACGACAGCACCGTCCCGTCTCTCCCGGTCACCGTGAAGCCCGCTGCGGCCCCGAAGGGCTGGGAGGCGGGGTACAAGGTCCTCGACGACGGTTCGATGCTCGTGACGACCGCTGCGACGTCGCTGCGGGTGCAGCACGACGAGGGTGCGTGGCGTGGGCTCGTGGAGTCGCTCGGCATGGACGTCCCGGACGGGTGGTCGGTGCGTCTCGTGGAGGCGAAGCACGATCCTGCCGCGTGGGGGCGTGACGAGCAGTTCGTCGAGTGGCCTGACGCGGACGCGCGCGCCGAGAAGGGCCAGTCGCGGTGGACGAAGTCGCAGGCGACCCGTCAGCCGGTGTGGCGGTACCGGTTCGCGGTGGAGCCGTCCCGGCAGAAGGTCCACGACGACGACGTCGCCGCGATGATCCGTGACGCGATGCGCCGGCGCCGGAAGCGGCCCGCGCCGGTCGCGGCCGCGCGCCGGTCGCTGAACGTGGTCTACGCCGACCCGCAGGCCGGGAAGGTGGCCGTGCTCGGTGGGACGGAGCAGCTGGCCGGCCGGTTCGCCGAGTGCATGGACATGCTCGACGACCACATCAGGGACCTGCGGCTCATCGGCCGCGCCCCGACGGAGGCCGCGTGGCTCGACGCCGGAGACTGCGTCGAGGGCTTCAACAACGTGACGTCGCAGAAGCAGACGAACGACCTGGTGATGACGCAGCAGATCCGCGTGCACCGCCGCTTCACCTACCACGGGCTCGACTACCTCGCCCGGACGTTCCCCGACGTGACAGCCGCGAGTTGCGGCTCGAACCACGCCGAGGTGCGCGACGGGAAGGACCCCGCCGCGGGCCCCAACAACGACTGGGGGCTCGAGGTCCTCTCGCAGGTGCAGGACGGCTACTCCCGCAACCCGGACGCCTACGGGCACGTGAAGTTCGCGTACCCGAAGCCGTGGACCGACACCCTCGCCCTCGACCTCGGCGGGCTCCCCGTCGGCCTCGCGCACGGGCACCAGTTCCGGCCCGGTCAGGCGACGACGTGGTGGAAGGGCCAGACGTTCGGGAACCAGCCCATCACCGACGCCCGCGTGCTCGTGGCGGGTCACTACCACCATCTTGAGGCCAAAGAGTGCGGCGACGGGCGCCTCTTCCTCCAGGCTCCGACGATGGACTCAGGTAGCCCTTGGTTCACCCGTCTCTCGGGCGAGGTGAGCGTGCCCGGGCTCTTGGTGTTCTCCACGACGGAGGACGGGTGGGACGACCTGCGGATCCTCCGGCCGGACGCCCCCGAGGTGCCGACGCTCAAGGCGCTGTGAGCCGGTACGTCGTCCCCTCCGGCTCCGGGCGCACGAGGATCACGCCCGTGTCGACGAGGTTCCCCTCGTCGTCCCACAGCATCGTCTCGTAGTCGCCGACTCCGCTTCCGGCGAGGTGCGCCAGCGCAGACGCCAAGGTGCTGTCGAACATCGAGTCGGGGATCTCGCTGTCGCGCACGGTGACGTTCATGGCTTCCAGCTCGGGGTTGTCGCCGAGGCGGGCGCCCATCCCCCATCGCTTCGTCTTGTCCAGGGCCTCGTCGAGGTCCTCCTGCGTCCGGTCGCCCGAGGTGACCCACTCGCGGGCCTGCCACACGTCGGAGACGGCCTGCGGGATCGGTGCGTTGAGCGTCGCGAGCAGCTCGCGGGTCCAGGCGGTGACGGGGTGCCCGTCGGGCAGGTCGCGGGCCATGCGCTCGAGCGAGTCGATCCCGGCATACCTCGCGACGTCAGCGGGCGTCTCCCGGTGACACAGGTAGTTGTAGGAGCCGCCGCTCATGCGAGGACCAGCATCCAGACGGCGACGTCACCGGCCAGCACGGCGGGCAGCAAGGACAGCGCGCCGAGCATGAGCAGGTCGGCGTCCCTCTTGCGCCGAGCCCGGCGCGAGAGGACGAACAGCCACACCGAGAGGGCGAGTAGCAGGGCCGAGGCCGCCAGCAGGAGGGTCATCAGGCCGCTCATGCGGAGACCAGGGCATCCAACAGGAACGGCGTCGTCCAAATCGCGAGGTTGCCGACGGTGACGAACCCGAGCGCCAGGAGCATCGCGCGGCGGTGCTCGCGCCGGGCTTCCGGGGACCCGAGGGGGCTCTCCGGCCAGAGCGCCGTTGCCATGAGGTAGGCGCCGGCGATCAGGAACGTGAGGCACGTTCCGATGATGCGGACTTTGGTGTAGATGTCCATGTCTCTCCTTGTGGTGGGCGGGCGCTTCCCGCACTCATCACGTTAGAGGGTTGACGCTTCGTCGTCAATGGTAGCGGGCGACAGTAGCTCGCGACGCGGTGGACGGTGCGGTCCGTGAGCAGAACGAACCTGACCCGCGCCCCGTCGTGCGCGGCATGCCAGACACCGACCGACGACCTCGACGAGAACGGCGAATGCTTCGACTGCGCAGACGTCCCCGAGCTCGACCTCGAGACCACCCCCATCTGCTACGAGTGCGGCAACGATATCGGCCCGTACGACGGGCTGTGCCTCGACTGCCTGGAAGAGCGGGACGGGTGAGGACGCGACGGTAGCGCGGCCGCCGGCGCACCGTGCCGCCATGACGACCCCCAACGCTGTCACCGCTCCCCCGTCCACCACAACCCCGTCCCCTACCCGGGGCCCGGTCCTCATCGGGCTCTCCGGCTACGCCAACACCGGCAAGGACGCGGCCGCGGCCGCGCTCGTCGAGTCCGGCTGGCTCCTGGGCAAGTTCTCCCAGCCGATGAAGGACGCCGCGTACGCCGCGAACCCGCAGGTCGTCGCCAACGGCGTCACCTACCGGTACGCGAGCCTCATCGACGCCTACGGCATCGAGCAGGCCAAGGAGCTGTTCCCCGTCGTCCGTGAGTTCCAGCAGGACCTCGGCAAGGGCATGCGTGACGTGCTCGGCGAGAACGTGTGGGTCGACGCCGCCATGGCGAAGATCCCCGACACCGCCGCCGCGGTGTTCGTCGACTGCCGGTTCCCCAACGAGGCAGACGCGATCCGCGCCCGCGACGGGCTCGTCATCCGCATCAACCGTCCCGGCGTGGAGGCAGCGCGCCGCCCCGACGGCACGGTGCACATCAGCGAGACCGCCATGGACGACTACGTGTTCGACGTCGTCATCGACAACGACGGCACGCTCGAGGACCTCCGGGAGAAGGTCGGGGCCGTGGTCGGCGACTGGATCCTCGGGTGGGTGTTCGAGTCGGAGCGGGCGACGTAAGCAGCCCCGGTCCGGCAGCCTCACGCGCGGATATCCACTCACACAAGGAAGGCACCACCCATCATGGGCATCTTCAAGACAGACGGCACGCGCGTCACCAAGGCCACGTTCCCCGCGACCGCAGTCCCCGCCGGTGACGTCCCGAAGGTTCTCTCCGAGGACCTCTACGCCACCCGCCGGTTCCACGACGACTACGACGGCAAGCCCGACGGGTCCATCAAGACGATCCTCGCCAAGGCCGGCACGGTCATGAAGCAGAGCCAGATCGACGCCCTGTTCCCGGACGCGACGATCAGCACCGTCACCCCGGCCACCGGTGGCATCGCTGGCGGCACCGTCGTCACGATCCGCGGCACGAACCTCGACGGCGTCTCGTCGGTCACGTTCGGCGGCACCGCCGGCACGGCCCTGAACGTCGTCTCCCCCAAGGAGATCCGCGTCACCACCCCGGCCAAGACCGCCGGTGCGGTCAACGTCGCGGTCGTCGACGACTCCGGGACGCAGACCAAGACCAACGGCTTCACGTTCGCGTGATCGTGACCAGCTCGGGGCGTCAGGGGGCGCCCCGAGCTGTAGCGCGAGACACAAGCCACGGAAACCCACCACCCTGCACCTGACCAGCCCACTGACTCACCCCTTGGAGGGGAAATGGCAACCAGCACGACTCGCAAGACGGCCGCCAAGAAGGCCGCCACCCCCGCCAAGGCCGCCGAGGTCGAGGCCCCCAAGCCCGACGTCGTCGAGACCGTCGAAGAGCAGGACGCGCCCGCCCCGGTCGACGAGCCCGAGGTCGACGTCGTCGACGAGAGCGGCGACGACGAGAGCGGCGACGAGCAGGACTCCGACGAGTCGGCCGACGAGCCCGAGGCCCCCGAGGCTCCCCGCCAGACGCCCGGCACCGCCGCGCTCGAGGCCCCCGAGAACCGCATCCCGCCCGGCAACGGCGTCGAGCCCACCAGCATCGTCCGGGACGGCTCCGGCCAGCTCTCCGTCGACATGCTCACGCAGGGCCCGACCGAGGTCCGCTCCGAGCTCTACGACAACGCCACCGGCACTCCCCCGAACCCCGACGACGTGTTCGACCTGGAGTTCCCCAACGGTCAGGCCGTCATCTGCCAGGTCCGCCTCTGCGAGAACCTCTGGATCACCGGCCAGAAGGAGCCGATGAGCCGCCTCGTCATGGCACGCGGCCAGCGCACCGACCGCGCCTACGCCGAGCAGATCATCGCCATCCTCAAGCGCCAGCTCGACGCCGACGCCGAGCCCGCCGGCCCGCTCGAGGTCTGATCCACCACACAGGGTGGCGCGGCCCTGACCGCTCGGCGCCGCGCCACCCGCAGTCCCGAAGGGAAGCAGCATGACCGTCGACGTCAACACGCTCGTCGTGCAGCCGACTGAGCTCGCGAGCAAGGTCGGCGTCACCAACCCGTCTCAGGTGCAGCTGGAGGCGATCGCCGAGGCGATCCTCGACGCGCAGGCCGACGTCGAGGGCTTCCTCAACCGGGACGGGCTCGTCCCCACCGTCGTCACCCTGACCGGGCTCACTCCCCTGCTCGGCGCCGACCTCGGCTCGTACAAGGCGTGGCGCGAGTCCTACCAGTTCGACGACGACGTCGAGGTCGTCTCCTACACGCCCGTGGCCGGTGAGGTCGACGTCTACGACGTCGAGTTCAAGGTCGGGTTCGACGGACCGAACAAGCGGCCCGTCGTCCGCTACGTCCGCGCCCACGCGCTCCGTGGGCTCCGGGAGGACGAGGCGTACGGCTTCCCCCTCCGGCGGATCGTCAACAACATGTCCGCCGACGGCCAGTCCGTCGGGTTCGAGCCGCGCCCGACCGCTGAGGGCGCGCCCGGCGCGCTGCCGACGCTCAAGAGCCTGCGGCAGTTCAAGCGCATGTCGATCCACGCCGGGAACCGCGCCAACGGCCGCCTGTGGCCCAACTCCGGGATCCGGCTGTGACCGCGCCGGCGCGCTTCGTTGGGCGCGGTCCGTGTGGCGCGCCCGGCGCGGTCCGGCGCGCCCGGGAGGTGGCGCGCCCATGGCGGTGATGATGCCGAACACGACGCTGACGCTCCGGCGCAAGGAGCACCAGTACGAGGAGGACTCGCACGGCGTCCCTGTCGCCAAGGCCACGTGGGGCGCGCCCGTCGGGCCTGTCGTCGGCGCGGTCGCCACCCCCGAGGACGGCGACACGTCGGCCGCGCCGCGCCGGTTCCGCGCCGACATGGCGCTCCACCCGATCCGGCCCGACGACGAGCTCACCGACGCCGAGGGGCGCGTCTACATCGTGCGCACGGCGCGGAAGAACGTCATGCCCGGCTACGACTACCTCGACCACGTCGGCGGCACTGCCGAGCTCACCCCGCCCTACGTGCCCTGATGGGCGAGTTCAAGCCCGTCCCCAACCTCGACCAGCTCATCGCCAAGATGATCGAGGGCGAGGTGGCCCGCGTCGTGCGCGAGACGGAGGCTGAGGCGAAGCGGCAGGCGCCGCCGACGAAGGAGTGGCGCACGGCGATGGACGCCCACGTGCGTCGCACCCACCGGGCCATGAACGGCGAGGTGCTCCCGGAGAACCTGCGCTTCAAGGTGCAGGCCTACGAGTGGGACATCGAGCACCCCGGCGCGATGCCGGTCGAGCGGAACATGGAGGGCGGCCACCAGTCCCGCGACGCCCCGATCGCGCCCGGCGCGTTCTCCTACATGCGGGAGCCTCGAGACCACTCTGCCGGGCATCTTGTCCAGATCGTGTCGTGCCGGTGCCAGATCATCCTCGACCCGGAGGGCGTCGCGAAGATGGTCGGGTCGACCGCGGTGACCGTCCGCGGCACGAAGGTGTCCGGGACCGTGTACGCCGACGGGAAGGACGTCATCGCCGCCGAGTACGGCGACGAATACCCGGGCGGGTTCGTCGCCGAGGGCACCTTCTTCATGCACAAGACGGTCGTCGCGATGGGCAACCGCGCGTAGCCCGCGACACTAGGCCAGCGCGACCTTCACAGTGCCGGGCATGAGCGCAACGAACCGCACCCAGGACAAGGGCGGCAAGCCCGCCGGCATCGAGGACAAGGCCCTCGCCCCCGCCGTCGAGGACAAGGCCGCCGAGGTCGAAGCCCCCGCCGTCGAGAGCGACGAGCCGGCCGCGCCGTCGATCGCCAACCCGACCGACATCACCCTCTCCACCCACTACGAGTACCGGGGCGAGCACTACAACCCCGGCGCGCAGATCGTCGTCGACGGTGAGACCGCCTACGGCCTCATCGGTGGCGGCTTCGCGACCGCAGGGCACGCCGAGCAGTCGTGAGCGACGCCGACCTCTCCGCGTCCGACCCGGTCGCTGAGGTCATCTGGCACCTGAAGAACGACCCCGTCGTCGAGGAAGCCCTCGGCGGGCCCGGTCATGTCTCCGGCACGCCCAGGGACCCGTTCCCTCACGTCGTCGTCAAGATCGGCTCCACCGGCCAGCTCGAGCAGATGCGGTCCACGATCGGGCACGAGGTGACCGTCGAGTTCTACGGCCCGATGGACGGGTCTCTCGGCCCGGCGGACATGTGGCGGCTCTTCATGGTGGTGCTGACCTCGATCACGCGCATGGCCGACCGGGACCACCCGGCCGGCCGTCCCGTCGTGCACAACTCCCGCGTGCAGGGCGGCACCCCCGACCAGCCCCTCTCGACCGGTCAGCGCCGCTACACCAGCACGGCGTTCATCAAGCTCGGCCTCGTCCAGTAGCGCAGCCCGCGACACTAACGGGTCCACTCAGCGACCCTCCCTCCCGACCGGTAACCACCTCGATCGGAAGAGAGAACACCCCAGCATGGCCGGGAACAAGAGCACCGAAATCATGGTCCCCTCGCGGATCAACGTCTACCTCGGGCCCGTCGGCACAGTCGTCCCCGACGACGCCCGCACCGCGCCGGGCGTGGGTTGGTACAGCGTCGGCTACACGCCCGACGACTCGCTGACCTTCGCCACCGAGCCCACCTTCCAGGAGGTGCGTTCCGCGCAGTCCGACTACGCGACGCGCCGCTTCCAGGTGTCCGACGCCGCGTCGATCGCCGTCGACCTCCAGCAGTGGAACCTCCAGAATTACAAGGCCGCCATGGGCGGCGGAACCGTCACCGAGGTCACGCCGGCGACGACGCCCAAGACGTACAAGTACGTCCCCCCGAAGGTCGGGGAGCGCGGCGAGCTCGCGGCCCTCGTCGACGTCGAGGACGGCGGCAAGCACTACCGCTACGTCTGCGCCCGCGTGTTCCAGAACGAGGGCGTCCAGTCGCAGCTGCACAAGGGCGCCGAGTCGCGCCTGCCGCTGCGCCTCCAGGTGCTCGGCGCCGACACCGGAGACAGCTTCTACCTCCTCACGGATGACCCGGCGTTCGCGTCGGTCCCGTGATCTGACTGAGGTCCACCGGTCGCTGACTGGCCCGTCCCCTTCCGGGGGCGGGCCAGTCGCATGTCCAGCCCGCGACACAAGCACCCCCGAGCAGGCACCGTCCGCTCGACCACACACAACGCGGCCCACCCGCACCACTGGAGGAACCAGACACCATGGATGAACTGATCTACGACACCTTCGACATGGACGCCGCGAGGCGCGAAGAGGAGTGCCCGGACGGCATCAAGATCGTCTACAAGGGCGAGGAGTTCATCCTCCCGGCCGAGCTGCCCATCGACATCTTCGACGCGCTCCTGTCGGACGACCTCGACCTGACCGGCATCTTCACCGAGCTGCTCAACAGCGAGGACGAGGACGTCATGAAGGCCGTCCTCAAGCTGCTCATCGACCGGCCCACGCTGCCCAAGGCGATGCTCGACGCGATCCACGCCTGCTTCCGGTCGCTCTTCGGCGACGAGGACTACCCGCGGTTCCGTGGCCTGCGGCCGTCGATCAAGGACGTCGTCCGGCTCGCCCGTGGCCTCTTCGAGAGGTACGGCACCTCCCTGGGGGAAGCCTTCGCGTCGCCCGACTCGTCCGGGGACGGTGGCGCGACGTCGAGTCAGCCCTCCAGCTCCACCGAGGACTCGACGCTCGGAACATCTGGCGCCGACGCACCCGCGACGGTCGACGCGCCCGCGCCGGCTTCCTCGGAGTAAGGCGCCTCCGCAACCTGCTCGACGGGCTGCCCGACGACAGCACCCTCAAGCTCGCGCCCGGTGAACAGCCGTGGCCGATGCAGACAGAACTACTCGCTCAGATCGTGGAGGAACTCTCGGTGATGACCGCGCAGAAGGCTCGTGAAGAGCCGATCCGCGTCCCGCGCCCGGCATGGCTGGAGCGCGCGATCGAGGCTGCCCGGAAGCGCCGTGAGGCAGAGGCCCGTCAGGGCGACCAGCCGACCGTTGGCGCGGACGGCTCCGTCAAGGCGTTCGGTCACCGCCAGCTGCTCGAGCACATGAGGGGGCGGGTGGCCCAGTGAGTGCTGACGCGGTCGTCGCCGGACGGCTAGAGATCCCCGTCGAGTCGAACACCAAGGGGTTCAAGGAGCGACTCAAGAAGGCGATCGACGCGGAGGCCAAGGACGTCAAGGCCACGGTCGGTGTCGACGTCTCGAAGAAGGGGCTCCGCAAGAGGCTCCAGGAGTCCGTCGACGAGGCCGCCAAGGGGGTCAACGCCGAGGTCGGCGTGAAGATCAAGACCAAGAACCTCAAGGCGAAGCTCGCGGCCGCGGTGAAGGCCGCGGGCCCCGTCTCTGTCGACGCCGACCTCAAGAAGTTCGGCGCGACCGTCCGTGAGCACCTCGACCGGCTCTCGAAGGAGCGGGTCACCGTCTCCGTCGCCGCCGACGAGAAGGGCATGAACACCCTGCTCGCCCGGTGGCGCGCGAAGATGAAGGCCGGTCTCGCTGCGCCCGTCGGCGCGCCATCCGTTCCGGGGGGCGGCGCCGGCGGCGGCAAGGGCGGGTCCGGGTTCAAGATGCCCGAGTTCGGTGGCGGCATCGGTGCCCGGTCGGCGTTCATGCCGATCGGCATCCTCGGTCTCGCGTCGGTGATCCAGCCTGCGATCGCCGCCGTCGTCGGCTCCCTCGGTGGGCTCGTCGCCATGGCGGGCGCGGCCGCGGCCGCCGTCAACACTCTCGGTGGCGCCGGTGGCGCGCTCGGCACCCTCGGTGCCGCGTTCGCCGGCGTCACCATCGCCATGCGCTCCGTGTTCGAGGGCAAGGCGAAGGACCTACCGAAGGAGCTCCGCGGCATCCGTGAGGAGGTCGACAACCTCGGCGGGTCGTGGGCCGAGATCCGCACGCAGATCGCGGTCGACTTCTGGACCCCCCTCAAGGGCCAGATCGAGCCGACGGCCAAGGTCCTGTTCCCCCTGCTGAAGGAGGGGCTCGGCGGCGTCAACGAGGAACTCGGCCAGACCGCAGCGCAGACCGCGAAGTGGATGCAGTCGCCGCTGTTCAAGTCGCGGGTCGGTGACATCTTCCAGGCGATCCGCGTGCAGGCGTCCGGGCTCGGTGACGCCGTCCTCGGCAGCCTCAAGGGATTCGTCAACCTCACCGACGCGGCCGGTCCGATGCTGCTCAAGTTCTCCGGCGTCCTGACCGACTTCGGGAAGTGGGCTGCCGGGATCGGTGACACCTCCGCTAAGCAGCGTGAGCTCGGCAAGGCGTTCGAGTACGGGTGGCAGAAGGCTGCCCAGCTGTGGGACATGCTGAAGAACCTCGGCGGCGCCCTCAAGTCCACCTTCGGCGCCGGGCGCGAGTCCGGTGACCGTCTCCTCGCGTCGCTCCAGTCCGTCATTCGCGAGTGGCGCACGTGGGCTGACTCGGCCAAGGGTCAGAACCGGATGAAGGAGTGGTTCGAGGCCGTCGAGCCCATCGCCCGCAACGTCGGCAAGCTCATCGTCGACATCGGGAAGGCCCTCGGGCGGCTCTCGGAGGACTCCACCACGGCGGGCCTCATCGAGAAGATCCGCACCGAACTGCTCCCCTCGCTCGAGACGTTCCTCAAGAACCTCGGCACGACCCTCGGTCCGGCTGTCATCACCTTCGTCACGAACGTGCTCGAGGTCCTCACGCAGATGTCTGCTGCCGGGTCACCGCTCGGCCAAGGGCTCTCCGTCATCAGCCAGCTCATCGGTGGCCTCGCGGACGTGTTCCAGGCGCACCCGGATCTGGCGAAGAACGTCGGCATCCTGCTCGGTGCGCTGCTCGGGTTCCGGGCCCTGTCGTTCTTCGGTGGGCTCATCCCCGGCATCGCGCAGCTGTTCAAGTTCGTCCAGGGCGGCGGGAAGGCCGCGTGGCTTGGCGCCGCCGGTGGCATCGCGCTCTTCTCCGGTGCGCTCTCCGGGCTGCCCGGCCCGGTGCAGGGCGCGGTCGCTGCCCTCTCGACCCTGCTGACCCTCGTGCCGTCGTTCAAGAACTTCAGCAGCTCGGGCCGCGGGTTCGGTGACTTCGGTGCCCACGTGCAGCTCATGGGTACGGCGTTCACCGAGGCCAAGGACAAGAGCAAGGGCTTCTCCGGCGCGATGAAGGGTGTCGTCGGTTCCCTCGGGTACGGCGCCGGCGCGATCGGTGGCGGCCTCAAGGGTGCCCTGTCCGGTGCGATGGGTCTGCTCGGCGGTCCGTGGGGTATCGCGCTCGTCGGCGCGTCGGCTGCGATCGGCGGCTACATGCAGGCGCAGGAGAACGCTCGCGTCGCCGCGGAGGGGTTCTCGGACACCCTCGACAAGCAGACCGGGAAGCTGACCAAGGCCTCCGGTGACTTCGCGATCAAGAGCATCCAGGACAACATCAGCGGTGAGGACATCGACCGGCTCGACCGGCTCGGCATCTCCATCGGCGAGGCGGCCAATGCCGTCACCCAAGGTGGCCCGCAGCTCGACGCGTTCCGCAAGAAGGTCACGGACCTGTCGACCGCGCAGGGCCCGAACCTGTCCCAGTGGGGCGGGGAAGCGAACGACAACCGTGACGCCCTCGACGGCCTCAACTCCCAACTCGGCCACCTCAACGACGACATCGTCCGAGGGAAGAAGATCAACGCCGACTTCGCCCAGGGTCAGCGTGACGCAGCGAACGCGTCGACGACCCTCGGCGACAAGATGCGCGCCCTCATCCCCACCGCGACCGAGGTCGCGGACGCCCTCGACCGCATCGCCGGCATCACCCTGTCGGCTCGTGAGGCGAACCGTCGCGCAGCCGAGTCGACCGATGCCCTCAACGCTGCCCTCAAGGCCAACGGCAAGACCCACGACGACAACACCGAGAAGGGCCGCGCGAACAACGCCGCCCTCGACGCCTACGCGCAGGCTCAGGTCGGAGCCGCGAAGGCGTCGGCTGAGGCTGGCGCGTCGGCCAGCACCCTCCGGGACAAGCTCGAGACCGCCCGCGCGAAGTTCATCGCGTCGGCCAAGGCTGCCGGGTACAGCGAGACCGAGGCTGCCAAGCTCGCGACGCAGATGGGTCTGACTGGTGAGGCCGCGAAGGGTATGGCCGCCAAGGTCGCTGCGATCAAGGGCAAGACCGTCATCGTCAAGGTCACCGATCAGGCATCCGCGATCGCGGCCGCGGCGCAGCGCGCTATCGACTCCGTGACCGGCAAGACCGTCACCATCCAGTCGGTGTTCAAGACGTCCGGCTTCCAGGCGTCGCTCCGTGCCGCGCAGGCCGTCAAGAACGCCAGCGTCTACTTCGGTGAGGCCGACGGCGGCATCATCAAGGCCTTCCGCGACGGCGGCATCGAGCGCGCGATCGGCCGCAAGATCAAGTCGTTCGCGAACGGTGCCGAGCGGCACATCGCGCAGATCGCCCGCGGCGGCGAGTACCGCGTGTGGGCTGAGGACGAGACCGGGGGAGAGGCCTACATTCCTCTCGCCCAGTCGAAGCGTGGCCGGTCCATGGAGATCCTGTCGCAGGTCGCCGACCAGTTCGGCATGGCCCTCACGCCGGCACTGTCCGGCGCCGCGTCCGCTGCCGGTGCGGCATACGCGTCGGCGTCGACGCGCGGTGGTCTGTCCGACCGTCCCGCGCCCGCGGGTGGCCCTCGGGTCGTCATCGAGCCCGGCGGGGTCATCGTCAACAACCCGGCCCCGGAGCCGGCTAGCCAGTCCGTTGTCGGCGCGATCCGTGACGTCGGCGCGTTCGGCCTGTTCGGTGGAGAAGGTGAGTTCTGACCATGCCTACCGCCTGGGATAACTACAGGGCGTTCCAAGAGCTCAAGGCGCACGAGCAGATCTGGTTCGACGGGTGGGAGCTCACCGAGGGCACCGTCCGCAACTGGGAGGTCCGCGACGGCATCGACGGGGTCGCCGGGATGCTCGGCGACAACCTCACCGTGGCGAACAGGTCGGGGGAGGTGTGGCGTCCGAAGCTCCTCGGACCCGGGTCGTTCACGATCCAGCTGTGGCTCAAGGGCAACACGAAGCGGGAGGCGCAGGACGCGTGGCGCACGCTGCTGCGAGCCGTCTACCGGCCGCACCGGCTCGTGCAGGTCAAGCGGCGCACGGCCGGCGGCGAGCTCGTGTACGCCAACGCTGAGGTGTCGGGCCGGATCGAGCCGACCCACCTCGGCCAGCTCGCCTATCGGGCGTCGATCACCTTCAACGTGCCCTCGGGGATCTGGCAGTCCGTGACGGACTACCGCATGGACACGCCGGCCTCGAGCGCGATGCCCAAGACGCTCTACCTCGACGACTTCGCGCTGTCGACCGCGCCCCTGGAGAACCTCCAGTTCACGATCTACGGGCGCATCACGAACCCGCGGCTCATCGACAACACCGACGGCGGCATCGGCGACCAGCTGCTCTACACCGGCACCATCCCCTCCGGGGCGTGGATCCGCTTCAACGCCGCGACTTGGGGCATCGACGCCTCCGGCACGACCTACAGCCACGCCGCGACCAACCCGACCGGACGCCGCTTCATGACGATCGGCGCGGCCCGCCCTGGCGACCGGCCGTCGATCCAGCTCACCGGGACGAACACCGACTCCAAGACCCGCCTGGGCGTCTACGGCAAGCGCGCCTACCTGTGCTGATGAGCGGGCGACACTAGGACTCCCCGGAAGGCACCGTCCGGGCCCATGGGTGTCTTTCTTCGTGCGTACGACCGGAACGGTGCGGCTCTCGGGCTGATGCCCGACTTCACCGACCTGAACGTGCAGACGGTCGACAATGAGCCGGGCACGATGACCTTCCGCTACCAGAAGGACGGGCTGCTCGCGTCGCTGCTCGACCGCGATGAACTGTTCCTGTCGGTCAACGAGGACGGCGTCGTCTCCTCGGACCTGTTCGTGCTCGAGGACGACACCGACGACCCGGTGCAGACGCTCACGCAGACGAAGCGCCGGTGGGTCACCTGCTCGGCGCGCGGCTACATGTCGGTGCTCGAGCAGGCCGTCGTCTTCCCGAAGGGCGCGAACGCTGCCGGTACGAACCTCTACGGCCTCAAGCCCGAATACAAGTTCGACGACAAGAGCCCCGGCAACATCATGCTCGTCCTCATCAACGAGGCGAAGGCCCGCGGCGCGCTCACCGAGCTCCAGACCGACTTCGTCACCGCGACGGACTCGGCCGGCCGGGCGTGGCCCAAGACGTACGACATCACCTACCAGCCGGGCGCCAACCTGCTCTCCGTCCTCACGGACATGATCAATGACGGCTGGGTCGACGCGCGCATGGAGGGTCGGAAGCTGCGGCTCTTCGTGCCCGACACGTACTTCGGCACCAAGACCGACATGCTCCGCTACGGCCAGAACGTCACCAGCGCCCCCCGGAAGCGGTCCCGTCGCAACATCCTGTCTCACGTCCTGGCCGCCGGCGACGCCGAGAAGAAGGCCACCGTGCAGGTCGCGAACGCGACGACCGCGGCCCGGTTCGGCCGCCGCGAGGGCTTCGCGTCCGACGGGCGCCTCACCAAGACCGCCGCCCTCACGTCCCTCGCGAACCGTGAGCTGTCGACGCACCAGATGTTCAAGGAAGCGTTCACGCTCGAGATGGTGATGAACCCGCCCGGGCCGGGGGAGGGTTGGCCTCGCCCTGGCATCGACTTCTTCGTCGGCGACCGGATCTACTACGACCGGGCGCGGATCAACTCCACGGAGTACCAGCCGCTGCTCGTCCGGTCGATCACGAAGGCGTGGGGCGACACGAACCGTGCCGCGACGTGCTCGATCGAGCTCGCTGACCTGTTCGTGAAGCAGACCGCGCGCACCGCGGCGCAGGTCGCGGCGATCGTCAACGGATCCACCGGTGTCCGCATGCCGGCGCCGCGCGCGCCGCAGCGTGACGCGTTCCCGCCCGTCGGGCCCTCGACCGTCACCGTCACCGGTGCCACCGACCTGTTTGACGAGGGTGTGCGCAAGACGTACCGGTCGACGGCGACGATCACGTGGCCGGCTGTCGATCAGGACTCCGACGGGACACCGCTGGATGACCTCGACGGCTACGAGGTGCAGGTCGCTGTCAACGGCGGCCCGTGGTCGGCGTCGAAGGTGTCGAAGGACACGCAGGAGCTCGTCACCGGTCTCAAGCCGCTGGACCTCGTCCGGGCGCGGGTGCTCGCGAAGGACACCTCCGGGAACCGGTCGGACTGGACGCTGTCGGTCGCGGTGCAGATGCCGATGGACCTGACGGCGCCGCTCGTGCCGACCGTGCCGGTGCTGACGCAGAAGCTCGGCGTCGTCACCTGCCGCTGGGACGGCCAGGGCACGCCCGGCCCGGCGGCGATGCCGCCGGACTTCCACCACGTCGAGGTGCAGCGGTGCCTCTCCAACGCCTTCACGACGGGCGTGATCGTCGTCGACTCCCTCATGGAGCCGGACGCTGCGACGCTCGTGTCGGGCCTGCCCTATGGGGAGGCGTGGTGGTTCCGGTTCGTCGCCGTCGACGTGCAGGGCAACCGGTCGGTGCCGGGCCCGGCCGCGTCGATCGCAGTCGCGCCGCTCGTCAACGGCGACCTGCCCGCACAGGTCATCCTCGACATCGAGAACGCCAAGGGCACCCTCAACGGCTGGACCTTCACCGGCAAGACCACCATCAACGGCGGCAAGATCGAAGCCGACTCGCTGACCATCGCCGCGATCAAGGCCGGCACCATCGGCGTCTCCAAGCTCGCGGTGGCCGACACCGCCAACATGGTCGACGTCAACGAGACGAACCCCGGCATCGTGCAGCAGGTCACCGGCACCACGCTCGTCACCGGCGGATACTCGGCGCGCACCGACGAGACCGTGTCGACGTTCCGCCTGGGCCAGAAGAAGGGCCCCATCCCGTTCAAGCAGGGGGAGCGTCTCCGCTTCACGACCCGCGCCTACGTCACCTCGGGCGCGGTCACCGCGACCGTGCGGCTGTGGGTGTTCAAGTCCGACGACACGGTGTTCCCCTATCAGGACCTCGGCACCATCGCCCTGACGACCGCGCCGACGAACTTCACGGTCGAGGCCGACATCACCCTCGACCTCACCGACCGCGCCACCTACTACCTCGAGCTCGCGGGCGTCACCAACCAGCCGGTCCGGGTCCAGACGACCCGCTGCTACCGGATGGGCGCCGGCGAGCTGCTCGTCGACGGGTCGATCCAGGCCAAGCACATGAGCGCGAACTCCGTGAAGGCCGACTCGATCGAGGCCGGCGCGATCGACGTCGACAAGATCACTCAGGGCGTGCTCCGGTCGAACCTCATGCCCGACCCGGGGTTCGAGTCGACGTCGGCGCTGACCAGCTTCGCCAGCGCCGGGCAGGGACTCTCCTTCCAGTGGCGCCACGACAGGTCCGGCACGGGCGCCCAGGCGTACCGGGCCACGGGGAAGGCTCGCGGCGGCGCGCGGCGCATGGTCATCGGCGTCGACGGCACCGGCAGCACAGCGACCGTCGGGCGCGTCTACTCGCCCTCGTTCAAGGTCGAGGCGGCCAAGACGTACCGCGTCAACTGGTACGCCCTCGCCAACGGTGCGGGCGCCACCGGTGTCAACGTGCCGAAGCTGACGGTCGAGGCCGTGTTCGGTCCGGCGGCCAACACCCTCAACGCGGCCGCCCCCGTCGCGGTCTCCGACGGGCCCGTCACGAACCCGCCCTACACGGCGTACTCCGCGATCACGTTCGAGTCCTACGAGCAGGACGGCGGCGACCTCATCATCGGCGCCGGCGCGACCGACCTGTTCTGCTCGCTGCGCTTCACGGCGACGAACAACGCCGCGGACTGCCTCATCTACCTCGACGACGTGTCCGTCGTCGAGGTCGGCGCCGGTGGCGCGTCCGAGCTCACATCGGCCGGGCTGCGCCTGTTCGACGACAACGGCGACGAGCAGTCCGCTTTCGTGTCGAACCGCCCGAACACGTGGCAGATCCAGAAGGCCGGGGAGGTCGTCGCGTCCGGCACGAAGGACGGCGACGTCTTCGGTCAGAACCTCGTCGTCAACAAGGACGTCATGTTCGACGGGGCGCCGCTCCTCGGCCGCTACAAGGACATCTTCCTCAACAAGGGCTCCTACGACACCGGTTACGACGCAGGCCGCGACTTCGAGAGCGAGCCCGTCGGGGTCGCAGAGTCCCTCGCCGGCGGCATCGCCGCCCGCGGGTTCTTCGGCGGCAGCACCTTCTCCAACCCGACGATCGCGCCCGCCAACGGCTTCCAGAAGCTCTTTCAGATCAACGCCGACCTCGACATCGGCCGTTGGTACACGTTCATGATGTCGCCGCTCATGGTGAACATCACGGGCACTACGACGGCGGCGCTGCTCGTCAAGGCCAACTTCGACGGCTCGAACCCCAACACGGCCAGCACCCTGATCGCGCGCTGCTACGTGACCGGGACCGGCTTCCAGTCCCTAACCATCCCGGCGCGTGGCATCGCGGGTGCAGCGAACCAGCGCGACGCCCGGTTCCTCGTCTACCTCCAGAACACCGGCGCGTCCGGCGCGGGCAGTTTCACGCTCGTCAACCAGGACAACCTGACGTGCGAGATCGTCGACCTCGGCTACGCCCCGGAGAACAACGCGATCACTGTCATCAACACCTACACCGCGCCGGCGGCAGGGGAGACCGCGACGGCGGGCGTGAAGAAGACGTACGTCACGACGTGGACGGCCAGCGCGAGCGACTCCTACGGCGCGTTCGGGGCCCGCTCGGAGAACAACCTGTTCCAGGGCTACTACTCGACCAACCAGGGCCACCAGTGGGCGTCGATCGTATTCGGCGGGTCGACGTCGACAGGCGGCCAGAACACACCTCTCGCGACGGCCATGGGTGGCGGAGCGATCGTGAAGAAGGTCGAGCTCTACGTCAAGAACGACCAGTGGTACAACAACTCGGGCGGCACGGCCGTCGTCCGCGCGCAGACGTCGACGGGCCTCATCACGTCGACGCCGGGCGGCACGGCCAAGAACTTCGCCATGGACTCCGGTGAGGGCCGCTGGCTCGACATCACGTCGATCGCCGCTGGCCTGACCGGGGGCGCGGCCGCGATCCGCGGGGTGACGCTCGGCAAGGCCCCGTCGACGTCACGCGCCTACTACGGCCAGTTCCGCAACCACACAGACCCGTCGACGACGTACCGGCCCAAGCTGCGCGTCACATATTCGAAGTGAGCCCGCGACAGTAACCATCCCCGTCGGGGATGGTGCCTCTCGCGGTGGGGTTCGCGGAGGACCCCCGGAGAGCCACTGGCCCCGGGGGTCCGACCCCGCCAGCCACCACCATCCGAGACGAGACCTGTTGTGACCGAGCTGCCCACGTGGCTGACCATCGCTGGTGCGATCGCCGCCGCTGTCGGTGGCGTCGGCGGCCTCACCGGGATCGCGCTCGTCCTCAAGGCTCGCGCGGAACGGGCGAAGCTCGCCGCGGAGGCTGAGAAGCTGGCCGCCGAGTCGGAGAAGGTCGAGGCTGACGCCGCGTCGCAGCTGACCGACGTCGCCCTCAAGCTCGTCACCCCACTGAGCAACGAACTCACGGCGCTGCGGGCCGCACACTCCACCACGCAGGCCCGCGTAGGCCAGCTGGAGTCCGACCAGCGCACGCAGCACATGCTCCTCGTCGAGCACTCCGTGTGGGATCACCTCGTCCTCGCGCGGATGAAGGACTCCGGTGTCGAACTGCCGCCCATCCCGCCCCTGTTCCCGCCGACCGCGCCCGCCCAGCCTGCGCCGGCGGCCGCGCCGTCGACCGAGGTCACCGTGGCCGTGACGACCACCCCGGCCGAGCCCGCGACGTAAACCCCCGGCGAGGAGCATCCTCCGGGCGCATCACACCTCTTCATCCCTGGAGCAGCCCATGAACGACCTCGTCCAGAACCTTCTCGTCCTTCTCGCGCTGCTGCGCGAGAACCCCGCGACGCTCGGCATCGTCCTCGGGTTCGTCACGCCGCTCGCCGTCTCCGTCCTCCAGCAGCCGAACCTCGCCAAGTGGCAGCGCACCGCCGTCGGGGTCGGGGCCGCCGTCCTCATCGGTGGGCTCACGGCATACGGCACGGGCCTGTTCGACGACGCGAAGAACGCGCTCGAGCTCATCGTCGTGCTCTACCTCGCGTCCGAGGCCGCCTATCAGCGGCTCTGGAGCCAGATCGGGCTGACGCAGCAGATCGAGGCCAAGACCACTCTGCGGTCCGCTCTCGTCAAGGGTGAGGTCGTCAACGAAGGGGAGTGATCCGCTATCTCGTATAGGCCCTCGGGGGAATGGCCCCGGGGGCTTATGCGTGTCCAGAGTTGGGTCAGGGTTCGCCCTAGATCTTGTCGCGATCTTGTGCAAGGGTGACTCGCCGATCGGGGCGCAATTCAGGGGTTAGTGGGTACACTCAATCTCGAAGGTGGCCGCTTGGCCGCTGGAGGTGATCGTTATAGGTGCCTGCACGCTGGGTATCCCGGTCTCCCTGTGGTGGGGTAGATGCGGGTGGGTGTGCAGGTGCGCGAGTCCAACCGGCCTATGGTGGGCCGGGGTCGGGGCCACATTTGTGGGACCACTCTCTTTGGACGGTGGTTACGGCTTCGCTTCGCTTACGATCCGGCACACGAGCACCTCCAGCGCCCAAGCGGCCACCTTCTGAGGATCACCGAAGCAGCCGCGGCGGGTAGCGCCCGCGGACACCATCAGGAGGACACCCCTCGTGCCCGACGCCCCGTTTGACCGCGACGAACTCGCGGCGACTATCGCCTACCTCAACACGCGCACCGACGAGGACTTCGCCGAGGCCCTGGCTGACTGCATCATCGACCCCATCCCGGTCGAGGTCGCCGCGTTCCGCTCTTCGGAGCTGGCCTACCGGTCACTCGTCGCCGCTCGGTTCCTCATCAAGCACGCGAACACGACCATCGAGCTCAAGAAGATGGGCGAGGACCCGAACCAGTCGAAGAAGGCCCGGATCAAGGGCACGGCCCGGTTCCGTGACCGGGTCGGCATGGAGCGGCAGCTGCTCGAGCAGATCGTGGCCGGCGACAACGCCCGCAACGGTCGGGTGTCGTCGGCGCCGTCCGCGCAGTCGCGTGCACTGGCCCGCCTCAAGCAGCGGCACCTCGCGGAGTTCCAAGACCTCAAGCGCGAGGAGCAGGCGAAGATCGACGCGGAGGCCGCCGAGCGGCGCCGGATCAGGAAGGCCGAGCGGGACGCCGAACGTCGGGGCGGCGCGGGCCGGCCGAACGTGCCGAACCCGAACCGCGACTCGTACGTCGCGTTCCAGAGGTAAACCGGAACCGTCTACCCGCTATCTGTGAAGGGGCGCGCCAACCGGCGCGCCCCTTCCGTTTGCCTGGGCCCTGTGGCGGGGGAGTGGCGGGTCGGCGCGACGTTGGACAAATGGTCATCTATCCTCGCGCGCGCGTGCGCGCAGCCGCGGCCGCGCACGGGCGCGTTGAGGCCCCTGGGGTGGGTGGGGCGGGTGTTGGTCAGCTTGGTCACTGTCCTTTCTGACCATCAGCCCTCGCCACTGTCGGTGCGGGGTGAAAGGCTGACCCTTGACGACGCCGAGCAACGGCGTTACTGTCAACCCACTAACCCGGATGCGACCGGGCCCACCACCACAGGAGGAAACGTGCCACCTCGCACGCGCAGCACCAGCACCGCCAAGGCCGCCGCTGAGAAGCCGGCCAAGACCACCGACCAGCCCGAGGCCGCCGAGACCCCCGCCGACGCGGTGGACACCGAGGCGCTCAACGCCCGCATCGCCGAGCTCGAGTCCGACCTCGCCGCCCGCGACGAGAAGCCGAAGAACGTCGTCGAGGCGATCGTCGCCGTCATGCGCGACGTCCGCGCCGTCGGCAAGGACGGCTTCAACGAGTCGCAGCGATTCAACTTCCGAGGCATCGACGGCACGGTCAACGCCCTCGGCCCGGTCATGCGAAAGCACGGCCTCGTCGTCATGCCGTTCCAGCAGTCGATCCGGCACGAGCAGGTCACCGCCCGCGGCGGGTCGACCATGAACTCGGTGCTCGTCGAGGTGGAGTACCACTTCTACGGACCGGGCGGCATCAACGACAAGATCGTCGCGCGCACCGCCGGTGAGGCGTTCGACTCCGGCGACAAGGGCACCGCCAAGGCCATGTCCGTCGCGTTCCGTACCGCGCTGCTCCAGGGCTTCGCGCTGCCGACGCAGGAGCGCGACCCCGACGAGGACTCGCACGAGCTGGCGACGCCGCCGACGACGGCCGAGTTCAAGGACGAGGTCGCCGCTGCGGTCGAGGCCGAGGGTGACGACGCCGACGCGATCGTGGCCGCGCTCGTCGCGATCGGTCAGGCGCACGGCGAGCCGCTGCTCAATCAGGTCGCGATCCCGCGCACCGAGAAGAACCGCGCCATGAATGGCACCGACTGGCTCAAGGGGATCATCAAGCACTACGAGGGTCTCGCCGCGGTGCGCCGCGCCGAGCGCGCCGCTGCCGAGCGCGCCACGGCCGACGCGGACCTCGCGTCACAGCCGGGCGCGGCCACCGAGGGCGCGCCGGGCGCGGACCAGCAGAGCGCGCCGGGCGCGGAGACGGTGACCGCTCCGGGCGCGGAGCGGAGCGCGCCGGTCGAGAGCGCCCAGCACCGCGCCGCGTCGGAGCAAACCCGCGCCGACGTCGCCGCCAGCGAGGCCACGCCCACCGGGTTCATGGGCGCGCTCACGTCGGAGATTGCCGGGCACGCGGACATCGTCGGTGTGCACCCGCGCGTCTACGTGGAGACGCTCCTCGCGATGAAGCAGGGCGCGTCGTCGGTGACCGAGCTGCCCATCGGGCTCGTCCGCACCTGGGTCATCGACCAGCGCGGCCCGATCATCGGCACGCTGCGCCAGTCGGGGCGCGCCAGCCTCGCGAACGCTCTCGAGGCGCTGGGCGCGGACGTCCAGCCGTGGGAGCACACCCTCGCGGCGGCCGAGCAGCACGCGGGAGCGGAGGCTCCCGCACACGTCTGACCCTGTGGTGGGGTAGCAAGAAACGAGAGGGCGCGTCCGTGGTGGGCGCGCCCTCTCGTCATGCCCTGACGCGCGCCGGGCGCGCCACTGGCGCCGCGCCGGGAGCGCGCCGGGGGAGCGGTCCGGTCCGCGCCGTGCACCGCGCCGTGGAGCGCGCCGGGCGCGTCAGGAGTTGGGGCGCTCCACGGCCAGTTCGGCGCGCCACGCGTCAAGGGTTTCCTCGTAGCGTCGGCGCGTCTCACCCTCGGGGAGACCGAGGCCGGCGGCGACGTCCGACCAGGGCGCGCCACCGAGGAGCTCGGCCAGGACGGTCCGGTCGAGGACGGTCAGGTCAAGGACCCGGAGCCGGCGCACGGAGCGGATCCGCTCGACGGTGCCCATCGGTGCGTCCGCGTCACGGGAAAGGTCAGCGGCCCGGTCGGCGACCTCGAGCAGCGCGGTCTGCACTTCGAGGACGGCTCGGGCGTGCAGCGGGTCCCGCGGCGAGGTCATGCGCCCATGGTAGATGCACGAACCCTTGCCACGAGGTGAGTGGGTATGCAAAACTCCATCCTGTTGGGACGAAGCGATCCAACAGCCACCACCACAAGGAGTGACCACCATGGGCGACACCGCCAACCTCCCCCAGGAGAACAACTACACCCTCCCGCAGCGCCTCTCGGTCCTCGCGATCCTCGAGACCCGCTCCAAGGTCGAGGTCGCCGGCCTCAAGTCGGCGCGGCCCGGGCTGCTCGCCGAGATGGTCGCCGACTTCAAGGAGACCGGCTCCAAGACCCGCGTCCTCAAGGCCGACGGGAAGCGCCTCGGCACCGCCACCCTCAACGAGGTCGGCGACAAGGCCTCCGTCAGCAACAAGGACGCCTACCGCGACTGGGTCGAAGAGCACTACCCGACCGAGGTCGAGTACGTCGCCGTCGTCAAGGAGGCGTTCGCGAAGAAGCACGTCGACCCGAAGCGCCTCGAGCGCGTCGAGGACCCGGACAACCCCGGCGAGTTCCTCGTGTTCGACAAGATCCTCGGCATCCCCGTCGACGGCGTCACGATCAGCCCCGGCGCCGACAAGGACCCTGAGTCCTTCACGATCCGCATGACGGCCGAGGAGAAGGAGCTGGCCCTCGCGATCGCCAACGGCGTCGACCTCGCCGCCCTGGCCGCGCCGAAGCAGATCACCGCCGACACGGTCGTCGAGGGAGACCTGACGTTCGTGGCCGACACCACCGGCAACGTCCAGGCGCCCGGCACGGCCGAGGACATCGTCGACGCCGAGGTCGTCGACGACGCGGCCGCATGAGCACCCCGCTGATCGTCCAGCTCGCCCACGCCGGCGGGCTGGACGCCCGGCAGGAGGACCGGCCGTGCGCGGCCGACCCGGACTCCATGTTCATCGACTGGTACGCCACCCGCGGCAACGCCCGACTGCTCGCGGAAGCGAAGGACGACCTCGACTACCTCAAGCGGCGCGTGTGCGGGCCGTGCCCGCTGCGGTTCGCCTGCTACTCGGCCGCGGTCGAGCGCGGCGAGACCACCGGCGTGTGGGGCGGCGTCGACTTCCAGAGGGAGCGGTACGCTCTCCCACGCACCACCAACATGCCGTCGAAGCGAGCGGCGTGACCACCACAGCAGTCGCACCCGTCCCACTGGGTGCACGAAGGGCCCACCATGAGCAGTCCCCTCACCGCACGGCGCGCCTCCCGCGTCGGCTGCCGCCTGCGCTCTAGCGTCGGCCGCAAGAACTCCACAGACAAGACGACGGCGGCCTCTCCGCTCACCGGCTGGAACCCGGTGTGTCTGAGCAGAAGCGCCGCCGTCAACCCCATCGAAGTCTCTAACCACCTGATGAGGATGAGCATGACTCTACCCGCGAGGGTGGCGCCGGACTACCACTCCGGCGCCGACACGCAGCTTCCGATCGACTGCCCCCCGGCACCTGACGCAGCGGGCATGCTCCGTTCCGCGCTGGCCGCCGACGTCTCCCCGAAGGCGTACCGCCTGTACGCGCTGATGGTCCTCACGGGCCTCGGCGCCGACCGCTGGCTGACCGGTGAGCAGATCGCCGACCGGGCCGCGATGACGCCCCACCAGTGCCGTGCCCTGGTCGCGGAACTCACCCGCGCCCGGCTCGTCGTCCGCACCAAGGTCGTCGTCACTCGTGACGGCGTCGCGTCGGCCCGCTACCGCTACTCCCTCGCGGGGGTGACGGCGTGAGCAGCCGCGCGACAGGCTGGGCGCTCCAGCAGCCGCTCAAGGCGGTCACGAAGGTCATCCTGTGGGCCTACGCCGAGCACGCCCACACCGACGGCCGGAACGCCTACATCAGCGTCATCACGGCCGCCGAGTACGCAGGCGTCGACAAGGGCACCGCGGTCCGGCACATTCAGATGCTCGTCGAGAACGGCTACCTGCGCTTCGGGGACCAGTCGAACATCAGCAGCGACATTCCCAAGAACCGCCGGCCGGTGCTCTACGACCTCGCCATGGACGACGAGACAGTAGCTCGATGGGCGGAAGAGTATGACCCCTCCACCGACCCGCGCCTCATCAACAAGGTCGGTGGCTCTCGCGGCGGCAAGGCGTCCGCTGCTCGGCGCCTCGTGGGGTTGGATTCTGCAACCCCACCATCCCGTGCTACCCCGGCGGCTCAGGTGGGGTTGGATTCTGCAACCCCAGTGGGGTTGGATTCTGCAACCCCAGCGTCGGAGGCTCAGGGGTTGCAAAATCAGGGCTCAGGGGTTGCAAAAACGGGTGTTCAGGGGTTGCACCAGCGCAACCCAAATAAAGAACTAAACCAAGAACCAAACACAAACACCCAGCCCTCGCTCCGCTCAGGCGACATCGAGACCCCGGAGCTCGCCCTCGTCCTGGCTGATGCCAGCCCGGCAACCAAGGTGCCGACCTTCGAGGACTTCTACGCCGTCTACCCGAGGCGCAAGGAGCCCGTCGCCGCGAGGAAGGCGTGGGACAAGGCCGTCAAGCTCGTCGGTGCGGAGCGCGTCATGGCCGGTGCCGAGCGGTACGCGAACGACCCGAACCTCCCCGAAAAGCAGTTCATCCCCTACCCGGCCTCGTGGCTCAACAACGGGTGCTGGGACGACGAACCCGAGCCCGTACGGGTCTCGGCCAACCGCGGCTCAGAGCGTGAGCCGTCCACCACCGCCCAGGCCACCGACGCAATGTGGGGCCGGGCAGCCAGAAGGAAGCAGGCGTAACCACCGATGACCACCACCGTCCCTCCAGACACCCACTCCGCGTTCTCCGACGACGGAGACGACCACTCCGGCAACACCTTCTTCCGCACCCCGCCGAACGACGTCGACGCCGAACGGGCCGTCATCGGCTCCATGCTCATCGCGAAGTACGCGATCGACGAGTGCGCCGACATCGTCACCAGCGGCGAGTTCTACCACCCGCGGCACGGCACGATCTTCGACGCGATCGTGCACCTGCACTGGAACCAGCAGCCGGCCGACGCGATCACCGTCGCGGACCACCTCGAGCGGCGTGGCGAGCTCTCCCGCATCGGTGGGCAGGCGTACCTGCACCAGTGCGTCGCGGCGATCCCGACAGCCGCGAACGGCTCGTACTACGCCACGATCGTCGCCGACAAGGCCGTCCTGCGTCGGCTCACCGAGGCGGGCACGCGCATCGTGCAGATGGGCTACACCGAGGGCGGCGGCTCCGTCGACGACCTCGTCGGAGCCGCCCAGTCCGAGATCGACGGCGTCGCACGCGGGCAGATCCTCGACATCGAGGCCGTCGGCTCCTACGTCGACGACGTCGTCGAGGAGACCTACCTCGACCGACAGTTCGTCACGACACCGTGGCCGTCGGTCAACAAGATCATCGACGGCTTCGAGCCCTCCCGCGTCTACACGACCGCGGCCCGCCCCGGTGGCGGCAAGTCGATCTGGATGCTCCAAGCCTGCCTGTGGATGGCTCAGAAGCACGGCCGCCCGGCTGCGATTAGCAGCATGGAGATGCCCCGTGGAGAGGTGGTGCTCCGTGCCCTGGCACTCATGTCCGGCGTCGACTACCGGAAGATCAAGGACGGCAAGAGCCTCACCGACTTCCAGCGTCAGCAGGTCACCGAGGCGCAGGCCACACTCCGGCGGCTGCCGCTCTTCATCGACGACCGCGCCGACCAAACCGTCGAGATGATGCGATCGTTCGCGCGTCAGGTGAAGAACCGCTCCGGGCTCGGCATCCTCGGCATCGACTACGTGCAGCTGTTCAACCCCTCCCCGGGTCGGAAGTTCGGCACCCGGCAGGAAGAGGTGTCGCACATGTCGCGGCAGGTCAAGATGACCGCGAAAGCTCTCGAAATCCCGGTCATCATGCTGGCCCAGCTCAATCGAGTGGAGGGCAAGCCGAAGCTGACGAACCTGCGCGAGTCCGGCTCGCTGGAGCAGGACAGCGACGTCGTGGTGCTCCTGCACCGTGAGGACGACGCCGACACCGGCGAGCCGCTGGACGACCTGTGGGGGCTCGTCGCGAAGAACCGCTCCGGTCCCCGCGATGCGTTCAGCCTCTACTTCGACGGGCCGCGCATGCGGTTCACCGAGCACCCCGAGCCCATCGAGGGCATGTGACGGTCGCCTGCGTGTCCCCCGACAAAACGTCACCCCACTCACTACCCTTGGACGAGACAGACCCGACCAGGAAGGCCCCGATCATGGCTCGCATCAAGGCGCCGACGTCGCGGAAGAAGACCCGCGGCGACCAGCGCACCCTGCGCATCGAGTCCTCGTCCCTGCCCCTCGTGGTCGGGGTCGCGGTCATCGCGGCGATCATCTCGTTCGTCGCGCTCAAGTGGGTCGGCGACTACATGGGCATGGTCATCGACGCGCCCTGGGGCACGCGCATGTCCTACGCGCCGCTCCTGCCCATCGCGATCGACGGGTTCGGCATCATCTGCGCGCTCGGCATCGTCCGCTCCCGATCCGTCGGCGAGCCGGTCGCGAAGCGCGCCTCGGAGTGGGCCGGCCTGTTCATCTCCCTCGGGCTGTCGATCGCCGGGAACATCGTCCACACCATGCATTTCGTGAACGGCACCGTCCCGCCGATCTGGCTCATCGTCGCCTACTCGGCCGCCGTGCCCGCGATCGTCGCCTACGGCCTGCACCTGCTCGGCCGGATCGCGCACGACAGCCTCTCGTCGCGGATCTACGTCGACGACCCCGATCACGTGCAGCTCGACGTGCCCGGTGTCCCGAACCCGATGTCGGCCGCACCGGGGCGCGCCGCCGAACCCGCGCCGGCGCGGACCGCGCCCGCCGCGGCCGCAGTCAGTGAGGCGCGTTCCACCGCGCCGCGCCGCACCGCGCCTCCGGGTGGCGAACCGATCATCGACCGGCGCACGCTCAGGGACGCCAAGGATCGCTACTTCGAGATCGTGCGCGACGTCGTAGCGCGCGGCGGTGAGGTCCGCGCCGCTGACGTCCGCCGTCAGGTCGAGGGCGAGGGCTACGAGGTGCCGACCGAGGGCGCGGGCCGAAAGTGGGTCACCGCGATCGTCGCCGAGTTGGACGCGGTCGCGCCCCCGACTGACCGCGGCGCGGCCGACCTGGACGCGGCGCGCTCCATCCCGGAGCGCGCCTCGGCCTGACCCCCGGCGAAACTCGACATACCCCCTCCCTCGACAAGAGGTGAGGGGGTATGCGATTATCTGAGGGCCGGTGAGCGACCGGCACCACCACGAAGGGAAGTGACCCCGCCATGAGTGCACAGACACTCGAGCCCGTCGACGAGGATGCGATCCGCGCCCGGGCCCGCGGCCAGATCGACGACGTCCGTCTCCACTCCGAGCACGCGAAGCGCGTCCTCGACGAGCTGCGCCTCGCCGCCGAGAACCTGCTCGGCATCCACCAGCGCGCCATGAGCACCCTGGACACGGTGCCCGACTTCAACGTGAAGGATCCCGAGGCCGCCGAAGGCCACTGGGCCGACCCGCAGAACGACGTCCGGCTCTCCTCGACGGTCCTGCACCTGCTCGGCTCGTTCGGGTCCTCGCGCGTCGACGACCTCATCGCCGGCATCGACGCCACCCAGGCCGCGCTCGGCCGGTACGCCGACGTCGCTGAGGCGGCATACGACCGCGAGTTCGGGAAGGGCTGGACGGACACCACGGGCCAGCCGGCGATCCCGTATCCGTACAGCCTCGGCCTGCTCGACGACCGCTGCGCCGTCAAGGACTGCGACGAGAAGGGCGACCATGCACTCCTCGCCATGGACCTGAGCGCGGAAGGTGCGACGCTCGTACACCGGGACGTGACCACGGCTCCGTCGGACAGCGGTCGTCCGGGCGCCGAGTGGGACCCGAACGAGGTCGTCACGGGCGTGGACCTGTGAGCCGCGAGTGGGTCGACGACCTCGTCAAGCCGCCCAGGCGCGGCCCGGACAACCGCGACAAGCGGTGGGTCATGCGCTGCGACTGCTTCCACGCCGCGCACGGCCTCGACGGCAAGAGGCGCCTCCTGCGCTGCCCCACCGAGGGGAAGCCGTCCGTCACGCAGCCGGTCCTCGACGACTACGCGAAGGACGGGTGGAAGATCGCGCTCGTCCACGGCGACCTGTGCCCCGACTGCATCGGCGGTCACCCCGCCCCGACCCCCGAGGTTCTGGCCGGTCCGGGCCGCATCCAGCGCCGCCGCGTCAAGGGTTGGCGCATGCCGGAAGGTGCTGTTTACGTCGGCCGCGGGTCGAAGTGGGGCAACCCCTTCCAGTACCGCACCCCCTACGGCCTCGTCCGGCACCTGCCGAACGACGCCGCGACGTACGAGTACGAGGGTCGGATCAGCGCCGACGGCATGAGCCACCCCTACTACCACCCCGACGGGCACGTCACCGACTACCGCGTCAGGTACGCCACCCGCGAGGAGATCGTCGAGCTCTACCGCCGCACCATCCTCGAGCCCGACCGGGGGATGCTCGGCGCGTACCCGTCGAACAAGGGCCACCTCGCGACGTTCTGGACCGGCAAGCGGTGGGAGAGCGAGCACCTGACCGTCACGCCCGAGATGATCCGCGCCGAGCTGGCAGGGAAGGTCCTGGCGTGCTGGTGCAAGGACTCCGACCCGTGCCACGCCGACGTGCTGTTGGCGATCGCCAACAGCGAGGAGGTGCCCCGTGGGTGACAAGACCGGCATCGAGTGGACCGAGGCTACGTGGAACCCGACCACCGGGTGCGACCGCGTCTCGCCGGGCTGTGACCACTGCTACGCCCTCACCCTCGCGGGCCGCCTCAAGGCCATGGGCGCCAGCGCCTACCAGGAGGACGGCGACCCGAGGACCTCCGGCCCGGGGTTCAAGCTCACGGTGCACCCTGACCGGCTGGACGTGCCGCTCCGCTGGACGCGCCCGCGGTTCATCTTCGTCAACAGCATGTCGGACCTGTTCCACAAGGACGTCCCGGACGAGTTCATCGCCAAGGTGTTCGCCGTCATGGCCCTCGCCCCCCGGCACACGTTCCAGGTCCTCACGAAGCGCCACGGCCGGATGCGTTCGCTGCTGTCGTCCGGCCGATTCGCGGACCTCGTTGTGGCCGCACTGTCGACGGTCGTGGACGAGACGTCCGGCCGGCTTCCCGCCAAGGACTTCGACGCCGCTTATGCGCACGTCACGGACAGGGTGCACGTGGACGAGCCGATGCCGCCGCTGCCGAACGTGTGGCTCGGCGTGTCCGTCGAGGATCAGAAGCGCGCCGACCTCCGCATCCCCGCGCTGCTCGCGACGCCGGCCGCGGTCCGGTTCCTCTCGTGCGAGCCGATCCTCGGACCCGTCAGCTTCCGATGGGCCAAGTGGGCGCCGCTCATCAACGCAGGCCACCTCGACGGCCTGCGCGGCATCGACTGGGTGATCGTCGGCGGCGAGTCCGGCCCGGGCCACCGCCCCATCGACCCTGAGTGGGTGCGCTCCCTCCGGGACCAGTGCTCCGACGCCGGAGTCGCGTTCCTCTTCAAGCAGTGGGGCGGCGCCACCCCGAAGGCCGGCGGCCGCGAGCTCGACGGTGTCACCCACGACGGCTACCCGGGAGCCGTCAGTGCGTGAGCCCTACTTCCGCGACGAGCACGTCGAGCTGCACCACGGCGCCGCGCTCGACGTGCTCCGTGACCTGCCCGACGCGTCGGTCGGGTGCATCTTCACGTCCCCGCCCTACTACGGCCTCCGCGCCTACGGCCACGACGAGCGCGAGCAGGGCACCGAGGAGACCGTCGCGGAGTTCGTCGGCGGTCTGCTCGAGGTGTTCCGTGAGGCCCGCCGGGTCCTCGCCGACGACGGCACCCTGTGGGTCAACCTCGGCGACACCTACTCGTCGAAGGCGAACGCCCGCAACACCGACGCCGGCAGGCTCGGGAAGGGCCACGCCCGCGTCCCCCAGCACGTGCAGGGGCAGCGGAACACCACCGCCGTCGCGCCGTACAAGAGCCTGCTCATGATCCCCGAGCGGTTCGCCCTGGCGATGACCGACGACGGGTGGCTGCTGCGGAACCGGGTGACGTGGGTCAAGACCAACGGCACCCCGGAGCCCGTGACCGACCGGTTCACCGCGAAGTCGGAGGCGATGTGGCTCTTCACCCCGGGCCCCCGCTACTGGTTCGACATCGACGCTGTCCGTGAGCCGCACACCTCGCGGCCGCAGCGGCGCCTCGCGAAGAAGGTCGACAAGGTGGGAAGGCCGGACGGCCAGTCGCCGCAGACGTGGGCGGCCATGACCGACCGGCCCGAACCTGCGCACGACGGCCACCCCCTCGGCCGCAACCCCGGAGACTCGTGGGTCGTCGACGACGAGGACCCGGCACAGTTCATGGACGAGGTGTGGCGCATCCCCAACCGCCCCTTCCCCGGCGCGCACTTCGCTGTCATGAACCCCGACGTCGCCCGCCGCGCGATCAAGGCCGGGTGCAAGCCTGGAGCGGCCGTCCTCGACCCGTACTCCGGGTCCGGCACCACCGGCATGGTCGCGGCCGAGCTCGGCCACCCCTACGTCGGGATCGAGCTCTACGAGAAGTACCTCGACCTGTCGCTGCGCACCCGCCTCGCACAGTCGTCCCTGCTGCTGGGGGAGGGCGCGTGACCCCGATCATGGCGCTGCTCTACGCCTACCTCGCCCTGGCGCTCTTCATCGCGGCATGCTGCGCCGGCGCGATGCGGCACTTCCGGTCCTGTCCTGATCCGCGTCACCGCGAGCACATCGAAATGCTCGACACGGTCGCGGACTATCTCAGGCTCGAGGACGACAACGCGGTGGCCGTGTTCCTCGGCCTCGCGTGGCCGATCCTGCTCGTCCGCAGCCGCGGGCAGCGGTGAAGCCGTGCCCCGACTGCTGGGTGGAGGCGCAGCGTCGCGAGCTCGCGACGGGGGAGGACCCCGACACGGCATACCGCGAGGTGCTCCCGATGTGCCCGCTCTTCCACGACGCGACACAGACGCCACCGATCCGAAAGGGTGCCCGTCGTTGGGCCCGCAGCTGACGGCCGAAGTGGCATGCCCCGTTCCGCGACGGGGTGTCCCGGTGTAACTCCGGGAGGTCGCGGACGGCTGCGGGCCCGACGTAGATCCTGAAACCTTTGACGGGCAACCAAGCCCGCCCGCACGATCAGCACAACACACCACCCCCCATCGGGGGCCACCGGGACAAGCGACCCGGTACACCACCTCAGAGAAAGATCAACATGACCCTCATGTCCCGTACGCGGACGCGTCTCGCCCTCATCGGCGCCGTCGTCCTCGCGCTCCTCGCAACCATGCTCGTCTCCGTCGCCCAGGCACCCGCCGGCGCGGCCGGCACCATCGGCTCCCCGACCGCGATCCGCACCGTGAAGGCCCTCGCCAACGGGCAGACCGTCGCGACGTACCGCTACCACACCGCCTCAGCCGACAACGTCGCCGACGTCTACTACGACGCCGACTGGGTGAGCTCGGGCACGCCGCGCGCCGCGATCATCACCGTGCACGGCGGCTGGTGGCACAACGCCAACCGCGGCAACAGCTCGACGTCCGCGCAGAAGTGGCTCGACGCCGGGTTCGTCGTCATGAACATCGACTACCGCGTCGCCGCCGACCACCCCGCGTATGCCGGGTCCGGCTACGAGGGCATGACCATCCTCGGTGCCCGCTGGCCCGCGCAGCGTATCGACGTCGCCCTCGCCTACGACTGGCTCAAGGCCAACGCCGCCCAGTTCAACGTCGACCCCAACCGTGTCGGCCTCTACGGCTTCTCCGCTGGCGGGCACATCGTCAACACCGCCGCCGGCTACTACGGCACCACCCGGTTCAAGGCGTCCGCGTCCATCAGCGGCATTCAGCAGCCGCACCGCACCGCCGACATCGTCATGGGCTACAACACGCTGGACCCGTCGAACCCGACGCTCGTCAAGTCCTTCGGCTACATGACGTCCGCGCTCGGCTGCTCCTACGAGCCGACGTGGCAGGACTGCGGCAGCAAGTGGACGGGCTTCAAGCCTGAGACGTACTTCGGCGCCGACAAGCCCGCCCTCTACGCGATCAAGGGCACCGCCGACCCGGTCGAGCCGATCACGTCGCTCACCGCGACCGAGTATTGGCTCGACAAGGCCGGCCAGGACCACCTGACCGTCTCCGTCTCGGGCCGCGGCCACGACGAGGCGATGGTCACCGGCACAGCCCCCGACGACGTCGCCCGCTGGAACCAGCTCGTCTCGTGGATGCGGTCCAAGACGCCGTGATGTGGAAACCCTTGCCACGGTGAGGGACTCGTTCGTACGGTGTGGTCACCCGGGAAAGCGCCCGGGTGACCACCACCGTTGGACGGAGAAGAACCCATGGACGTCACCCCCGAGAGCGTGTGCATCGGCAAGGCACCGCACGACACGAAGGAATCCGCGGCCACCTCGGCTCGAGCGCAGCGCGCGAAGCACGGCGGCCGCTGGCACTCCTACCGGTGCCCCTTCTGCGAGAAGCACCACGTCGGGCACCTCGCCCGCGTGAAGGGCCACGGCATCGGCGGCAAGTCGGCCCGGAAGTCGAACCGCCGCGACGACCTCACCTACGCGTAGCCCGCGACACTAGGGGCGCCGGTCATCCACATTTCTGTGGTGACCGGCGCCTCTCGCATTCCCACCGCACCTCGACGCATCGAGTACGTGCGGCTCTGCGACATCGTCCCCGCGATCAGGAATCCGAAGAGCCACGACCTGCCCGCCCTCATCCACTCGGTGAAGTCCCACGGGTACGCCGACGCCGCGATCCTCGACGAACGCACCCACCGGCTCGTCGCCGGCCACGGCCGCACTGCCGCCCTGGTCGCGATGAAGTCCTACGGCGACAACGTCCCCGACGGGATCATGCTCGACGAGGACGGCGAGTGGCTCGTCCCCGTGCAGCGCGGGTGGGCGTCGATCGACGACGCGCACGCCGAGGCCTTCATCATCGAGCACAACCACGTCTCCGAGTCCGGCGGCTGGCTCGAGGGGATGCTCGTCGACATGCTCCACGACGTGCACGTCGTCGAGCCCGAGCTGTTCGCCGACATGTCGTTCGGCGCCGACGAGCTCGACGACCTGTTCCGCCGCAACGACCCCGCCCGGCTCGACAAGGACCCCGACGATCCCGACGAGCCGTTCGTCGACCCGGGCCAGGACGACACCGACGACACGTCCCTCGACGACGTCTCCACGCCGCGCGAGAAGCGCATCGTCACCTGCCCCTGCTGCTTCCACGAGTTCGTTCCCGGAGAGGACCTCTGACCATGCCCCGACGCCGTTCACGCCGCGAACCCGGCCGCCCGACCCTGCTCGACAAGGACGTCGAGAAGAAGCTCATCGAGGCCACGAAGATCGGCGCCCCCATGAACGCCGCGGCCGCGTACTGCGGCATCAGCGTCCGCGCCTTCGAGGACTGGATGCGCCGCGGTCACACCGAGCAGGGCAGCATCGACGACGGCGCCGAGCCGGATCCCGTCGAGGCGAAGTACCTCGCGCTCTACAAGGCGATCGTCGAGGCCCGCGCGCACGCCTCAGTCGCGTCGGTCGGCCTGATCCGCAAGGCTGCCGTCGGCGGGCAGGTCACCGAGACCACGACCCGCCGCTACCGCGACGCCGCCGGCGACCTCGTCGAGGAGACCACGGAGAAGCGCACGAGCGGCGACTGGAAGGCTGCTGCGTGGTGGCTCGAGCGGCAGAACCGCTCCGACTTTGGCAAGGAGACCACCGTCAACCAGAACGTCTCCGGTCAGGTCACGGCCGTCGTCAATGCCGACGAGGTCGCCGCCCGCATCAGCGCCAACACCGCCCGGGCTCTCGAGCTCGCCGCGATCGAGGCGGGCCCCGCAGGCGACGGCGACCCCGTCGACGCCGAAGTCGTCGAGTGACGGTGTCTGCGAGGCCGTGACACCCGGCCGCCCGGGGTCGTTGGACTAACATGACCCCTCAGACAGCGGACAGCGATTCGGGGCATGAGCGCGCCCCAACACCGGACCCCAAGGGGATGAGAAGTCTGAACCGTGAAGAACGCCATGCATTGCTCGTGCTAGTCCTGGCGCACGTCGCGCCATGGGCCTGCTGCGCAGGCTCTGTCGGGTTCCTCGGATGGTGGATCGTGTCCCTCACCCGACCCCAGTCGGACGACGCGGCCCTCGCCATGTTCGTCACGTTCACCCTGTTCGCCGGCTACGCGTGGGCCGTCCGTGTCGCACTCCTCGGCCCGAACCGTGGGGGAGACCCGAAACCCTAGCCACTGTCGGTTAGGACGTATACGCTTCACCTGCCGGTCAAAGCGCGCCGGACACATCACACCCCGAACGAAAGAGACCACATCACCATGGCTGGCGACACCGTCATCACCATCATCGGCAACCTGACTGCCGACCCCGAACTTCGCTTCACCCCGTCCGGCGCGGCCGTCGCGAACTTCACCATCGCGTCGACGCCCCGCCAGTTCGACCGCCAGAGCAACGAGTGGAAGGACGGCGAGACGCTCTTCATGCGCTGCTCCGTGTGGCGCGACGCCGCCGAGAACGTCGCCGAGTCGTGCCAGCGCGGCATGCGCGTCATCGTCTCCGGCCGCCTCAAGTCCCGCTCGTACGAGACCAAGGAGGGCGAGAAGCGCACCGTCATCGAGATGGACGTCGACGAGATCGGCCCGTCCCTCAAGAGCGCGACGGCCAAGGTCACCAAGGCGCAGCGCCAGGGCAACGGCCAGTCCGGCTTCGGCGGCGGCGCCGGCGGCGACGGCTCCGACCCGTGGACCACCGGTGGCGGCGCTCAGGGCGGCCAGCAGGGCAACGGCGGAGGCTGGGGCGGACAGGCGCAGAGCCAGCCGCAGAGCCAGCCGCAGGGCGGCCAGCAGGGCGGCGGATGGGGCGGCGCGCAGCCGTCCTACGACGAGCCCCCGTTCTGACCCGCACCTCGAGAACGACGAAGGCCCCCTCACCTCGGTGGGGGGGCCTTCCGTATGCCGTCAGAGACCGATGAAGATGCCCGGCAGGCTGATCGTCACCGACACCTTCGCCCCGGTCTGCATGGGCTCCTCGGACGGTGTCGGCTCCGGCTCGGGCGCCGGTGCCGGGGTGCCCGTATCGGCAGCGGGCGCCTGCGTCTGTGTCGGTGCAGGGTCAGGGTCGGGGGAGGGCGCTGGCCTCCCGGCCTCGTCAGGAGCCGCAGGAGCCTCCGTGGCGGGCTGGGACGGCTCCTCGGGCACCGGCGCGCCCGGACCGGCCTGTGACGGCTCCACGGTCCGTGTGGGCCCCTCGCCCGTCGGCCACGGCACGAGCGACGTCGGCATCTTCGTCGGCCACTCCTCGAACGGGTTGCGGCCAGGGGTTGCAGGCTTGCCCGTCGGGAACGTCCTGACGCCGTCGAGCACCGAGTCATCGACCGCGCCAGCGAGGTCGGCCATGACGTCCGGGTCCGTCGCGCCAACGAGCACCCGGTCACGCGACGACATCACCGGGTAGAGCCGCTGATAGCCGGCGAGCTGCGGGAACGCCTTGCGCTCCTCCGCGGAGTCGAAGATCCACACCACGGCCATCTCCGACCCGTGGGAGAACCGGAACGACGTCGGGTCCTCGTCGACGCCCTCGTATGCCGTCACCTTCCAGATCGTGCCCTCGGCCACGTTGCGGCACTCGGCCGACGTCTCCGACTGCACCGTGCACTGGAAGTTCGCGGCCCGCGCGAGCTCGGTGAACTCAGGACTGTCGAACGGCGACGAGTTCAGCGACGACAGAAGCGAATACACGCCCAGCGAGAGCGCCGCGACCCCTGTCACGACCGCACCCGCGAGGATGCGGACGCGGCGCTTGCTCATCGGGACGGTGTCGGCTTCCACCGCGCCACGCACCCAGTCGGGGGAGGAGCCGTGGAGTTCTCGAGACAGGTTCTCCAGCGACGGCGCGTTCGGCATCGCGGCCCGCACCACGCGGATGATGTCGTCGGGGTGCTCCGACGGGAACAGCTTGGACAGCTGCTCGACCGCGTTCTCGTGCGACTGGCCGGCGCGCAGGATGATGAGGTGCCCGACCCGGACGGCGTCGACGGTCTCCTCGGGGGCGACGATCGCGTCGAACTCAGGGTGCGGGGTGCGCAGCGGCGAGTCAGGGTCGTGCGGGCCGCAGGTGAAGCAGGCGCAACCGAACGGGTGGTCGACGATGACCTCGAACTCGTCGAGGATCGACCTTCTGCCTGGGGCAGTGGGCGGCGCCGTCACTGCTTTCGCTCGGCTGCGTGCGCGGCGGCAAGGGTCGCGTACCGGGCCGCGACTCGAGCAGCCTTCGCCGGGTCGATCGCGTCGATGTCGGCCAGCTGCACCGGGACGTCGTTGAGGACCATCACCAGGGGAGCGTGCTCGGGCAGCTCGGCGGTGCCCTCGTCGTCGTTGTTGCGGACGGCGAGGTCTGTGCCGCGAGCGAACTCGCGCAGCGCGACGTCCAGAACGCGACGACGGTGCGGCTCGCTCTGCGTGGTCGAAGCGTCAGGGGTGAGAGCAAGGGCCGCGGTGCGCAGCCGGTGACCGGAGCGCGTGGCCGGGCCAGTCAGGTTGTCGAGGACCTCAGCGGCTTGCTCGTTCGTGAGACGTTGACGTCGTCCGAACATTCGAAGCACCTTTCTCAGTGACGCCGACCATGCTCACGCGGGCGTGAGAGGCGGGGATCGCCTTCTCGAGGACTCGCATGGCGCGGTGCTGGATGACCTTGACGTTGGATTCAGACAGCCCCGTGGTGGCGGCAGTCTCTAGAACAGAGAACCGATGGAAGAACCGAAGGGTTACGACTTCCGCGTCTCGTTTTGACAGCTTGCCCAGCGCGGCGGCGACGACACGCCGGGTTTCCTCGGCCAGGGCGTCATCCTCCGGTCCCGCCATACCCGTTGGGGCGTCGAGGGAGAGCATCGACTCGGTGGGGATCTCGCGGATGGGCGCCCGGTACGCCGACCGGATGGTGTTGGCGGCGATCGTCACGAGCCACTTGATGAAGCCGTGGCCGGTCGATTGGTAGGTGTGGATCGACCTCGCGACCTTCGCCCACACCTCGCCGGTGATGTCCTCGGCAGCGTGGTGTGTCCCCACCCGGACGTAGACCCAGCGGTAGATGTCGTCGGCGTATCGCTCGTAGAGGGCGCCGAACGCGTCGCGGTCACCAGCAGCAGCGGCGACTGCGACGGCTTCGAAATCCGAAGCAGGGTCCTGCGTGGCGCGTGCAAGCGTCATGTGCTGCTCGTACTCCTGGGACGGAAGCGGGTGGTGGGACCGCGCACTCAGGGGGACGTATGCACTTTGGTTGGACACCGAACCCCCGACAGCGCCCATGCTACATGGGTGGAACTCGGGTCAAGCGACACGAAACTGTTGCGTTAGCAGGGCCACAGTTATACGGTCTGTGTGCGGCTTCCGTAGCCGCGAGACACCCACCCCGGGAAGCGCCTGGGACCACCACCGAAGGGATGCCCTCCACCATGATCGTTACGGCCCCACCGAACGCCCGCGTCACCTACGACGTCAACGACCCGGCGTTCCCCCACGGCCAGCCCGTCGGCTACTCACGCGGCTGCAACCGCGAGTGCTGCATGGCGGCCGAGCGTCGCCGCGACAAGGAGCGAGAGCTCGAACGCCTCCGTGGCATCGCCGCCCCAAACCGCACCGTCCCCGCCCGCATGGCCCTGGCTGCGAAGCGGCACATCGACGACCTCATCGAGAACCACCACGCCAGCGCCAACGCGATCGCCCGCCACCTCGGGATCGGCTCGGGCGCGATCCTTCGGACGCAGAGCGGGAAGTCCCCGACCCGGACCGTCTACGACGCGATCATGTCTGTGAAGCCGGGTCAGGTGCAGCGCGCCGACCGGGTCGATGCCGCAACCACGGTGCTGCTCTCCGGCCAGATGCAAGCCCTCGGCTACCCGATGTCGTGGCAGGGCGAGCAGTGCGGCGTCGGCGGCAAGACCCTCATCGTGATCCTCGGCAAGGTCCGACGCGGGCAGCAGAAGTGGGTGGAGCCGCGGACCGCGGACGCGATCGCCGACCTTGCAACTCGCGTCGCAGGCCGCGTCGCCAACCCCCTCCGCGACGGCATCGAGCCCCGCGACGTCAACCGCGCCAAGAGCGTCGCGAAGCGCAACGGCTACTACCCGCCGGCGGCCTACAACGAGGACGGCACCCTCGACTGGCGCGCGATCCCCGACCACCCGTGGACCGTCATCAACGAGGCCTGCCACGAGCACATCGAGCGCCTCGAGGTCGCGATCAGGAACGAAGAGCTCGGCGCCCGCGGGCTCACCACACTCACCCTCGACTACAACGAGGACGCGTTCCCCCCGGGCAGCCCCGAGCACACCGAGTTCGTCCGTATCGAAATGGCCTACCGCCGGCTCCTCGAAGGCCTCGGCATCCGCGCGATCGACGGCGGCGCCGAGAAGCGCGCCGAGCTGCACGAGGCGCTGTGGCGGTTCATGCGCCGCGGCGAGGGCGACCCGGTGTCGTTCTGCATCGACCTCGGCATCGTGTCCGCGGACTCCACGAAGATCCCCTCGGACCACCCCGCCGTCGCTGAGGCTCGCGCGGCATCCAAGGAGGCCAACCTCGAACGCCGCCGAGCAGCCCGGAAGCAGGAGCGTCGGAGGAAGAAGAAGCCGATGACCCCGGCGCAGCGCGAGGCCCACAACAAGCGCAAGCGCGACGCCCGCAGCCGCGCCCGTGCCGAGCAGCAGGACGTGGCAGCATGACCCAGCCGCGCCGCGTCCCGGCGCACGCCCTGGACCTGCTCCGGCTCATCCCTCCCGACGGGTGGATCAGCGCGGCCGCTCTCGCCCTGCACGACGGGGTCGAGGTCGTCGACGGCCGCATCACCGGACTGCGCGCGCTCCGGTCCTCCAGCGCCATCACGATCCGCCGCCACACGGACGGGCACCTGCTCTACGCCCGCACCCCGACCGGCGAGAGCATCCTGGCCGAGCACCCGACACGCCACGTCGCCTGACCCTTGCCACCCCGCCGGCCGTCGGCATACGGTCGAGACACAGCCCGCCGGGGAAGCGCCCGGCCAACCACACGGAGAGCCCTATGACCATCGCCATTCCAGCGCACACCACCGAGACGCGGCTCATGTCCGCGGCCGAGCTCGTGTCCCGCTTCAACATCACCGCCGAGCAGGTGCTCGTCACCGACAACGGCATCACCTTGCGCGGCGTGTCCATCGAGACCATCGCCGACATCGCCCCAGCACTCGCCCTCACCCCGTCGGACTTCCTCGACCGTGGGTATGAGGGCGTCACGTTCGACGGCATCCCTGTGACCGTCGAACAGAGCCGCTAGGTCGGCTCACGGCCGCCCGTCGAGGCTTCCCCCTGTCCCCGACGGTCGGCCGACCAATGAGGCCGCGCACCCCCGACCCCTGGGTGCGCGGCCTCACCCATGCCCGCAGCGGGCGACGGTAGCCCGACCGCGGCGTACACAGTCGGCATGAAGAAGCTCTCCTCGCTCCTCACCGCGTTCGCCGCGGTGGCCGGCTGGGTCGTCGCCTGCTACTGGCGGGAGCGGTCCGACTGGGCGTCGTCCGCCGACGTCACCCAGCTGCTCGTCGACGTCACGATGGACGCCTTCAACGAGCCCGAGCCCGAGGCCGTCGAGGGTGCCGACTTCGACCCGAAGGCGGCATACGGCTACGCCTCCGTGCAGATCGTCCGCGCGATCACCCCGCCCGTCGCCGCGTTCCCCTGGTATGCCGCCATGGCCTCCACCGACTTCGGCGTCGAGGAGGTGACGGGCCTGCGCATCGTCGAGACCCACGACGGATGGTTCCCGTCGAAGCAGGCCGCGCACGAGGGCATCGTCGGCTGGTCACTGCCCTCGCCGCGCATCGACGGCGAAGTCGAGTTCTGACAACCCTTCCACCCGGAAGTGTCTATCTGTTAACGTGGCTTTTGCACCCCCGGTCTAGCGCCCGGGACACCACACCGAAGGACAGAGCCATGTTCTCGCGACTCACCACAGACCACCTCGTCTCCAACGCGATCCGCGCCGTGTCAGACCCGGCCCTCTCGCCCTACAGCGCCCGCACCTCGGCCGCACTCAAGCACACGCTCGACACCCTCGCCGAGACGAAGCGCCGCCACGGCCCGCCGCCCGGCTTCGACACCCTCCGCGAGCTGTCGCTCTCGATCCTCGTCGACTTCGACGCCGCCGAGTCCCTGCGCGAGCAGACCCGCTCCGACGCGGCCGCCGACGCCCGCCGCAAGGCGTTCGCCCAGGCAGGTGTCCGATGAGCCAGCGCACCGTCCCCGGCATCCCGCGCGTCGGTGACCGAGTCGCCTTCCCGCACACCCGCATCGACGTCACCGTCAAGAACGGCAAGACCATCGAGGCCGTCCGCGCCTGCGACTGCGCGATCCCCGTCACCGCGGTCGCGGAGAAGGGTGGCCTGACCCACGTGTGGGGCTACTGCACGAACCCGGGCCCGCGCGTCGCGATGCCGATGTTCACGCGGCTCCTGCCGTCCGGTGCGCGCTTCAACGCTCGCATGGGGTCCACGCCCGTCGTCCGGTACGTCCTGCTCGCCGAGCAGCCGCAGACGGCGGCCGCCGCATGAGCGCCCACGTCACTTGGGACGTCACCGAGCAGAAGGCCGCCCTCGACCGCGCCCGCGACGAGCTCGTCGCCGCCCTGGAATCCGCAGCGTGGGAGGCGAAGGCCGGAGCGCGCCGCGCGAAGAGCGGCAGGGGAGAAGTCGACCTGTCCGCGTACATCGGCGCGTCCCGCCGCGTCGAGCGCGCCGAGCAGGCATTCGACATCGCATCCACCGACTACGCAACAGCATCAGGAGCAGGCGCATGAGCACCCCCATCCTCGAGAAGCCGGCCGTGGGCCTCGGCGACGAGACCACCGTCTACGAGCAGACGAGCAACGAGGCGGGGAAGAGCACGCACATCGTCCTCATCCCGAACCACCTGCGCGGCAAGACGACCCCCCAGGCGTACGTGCTGGAGGCCCGCGTCATGGGCACCGAAATCGAGGCCCTGTGCGGCCACCGGTGGATCCCGTCGCAGAACCCCATGTCCCTGCCGCTTTGCTCGAAGTGCAAGGCGATCTACGAGCAGCCCGGCGACAACCAGGACGAGCGCCTGAACGAGATCCCGGAGGCATGACCATGACCGTCCACCCCGGCCCGCAGAAGCTCGTGACCGACTGGGTGCGCACGCAGCGCACCCCGCTCGAACAGACCGCGCTCGACGCGATCCAGCAGCGCCCCGACATGTCCGTCCACGACGCCCTCGTCATGGCCGGGTTCCGCACTGCCGAGGACCAGCTCGCGATGGTCGTGCGTCTCCTCCTCGGCGGCGACCTGAACCTCTACGTCTCCGGCCAGGGGGAGCGGCCCTACGTCCCGACCCCGGGCCGCGTCGCGTGCCCGCACCCCGGGTGCGTCCAGACCGAGCACCCCGCCCACCCGGACTGCCACGTGATCCAAGGCGCGTGGGCCGCCGACCGACACGAGGACCTCGGATGAGCGACGAGACCCGCGTCCTCATCAAGGGCGCCGACCGTGACGGCATACCGCTCGACGTGTTCGGGTCGATCACCGGCGCGATCGGAGTGCTCTACCCGAACGCGAAGATGGGGCCGGGGGAGTACGGCAACGGCGTGACGCTCGTCGTCAGCCCCGAGGACCGCCGCAACACCGTGAAGGGCCGCAAGCGCGCGATCGCCGCCAAGCGTCAGGCGATCGACCCTGACGAGCCGCAGGCCGGGGTGCTCGGCTGGGACGGCGAGAGCCTCCGCACCGTCACGCCTCCCGAGGCCGCCGAGGTGCTGCTCCGCTACGGCCTCGCGTTCATCGAGGGCACGGAGGGCGCCGTCAACAACGTCACCCAGCGCGCCATGCTCCCCGACGGCCGCGGGCTGCTCCTGACCGTTCAGTGGCTCCACGGGAAGAGCCCAGCCGAGCAGCGTGACGAGGCGCGTGCTCGCGTGACGGCCGCGCTCGACACGATGGTGGAGGCGTTCGGCCGGGACTTCGACGGCGACGACCTGCGTTCCCTCGCGGGCGTCAGCGACGCTCAGGGCCACGCACTGTCGGCGGCCGCGCTCCGGGCCCTCGCCACCCTCGCCGACGGCGAGGCGCCCCGTGAGTGACGCGCTGGCCCTCGCCACGGTGGCGCAGTCCGAGGCCGACCTGCGCGACCGTGGCGTCGTCGACCCGGCACGCCGGAGCGTCTACTGCGGCGACTGCGACGTCTCGGTGCCCGTCGTCGACGAGTTCGACGATCAGGTGGGCTACGAGGAGCAGGCGCGTCCCGTGCGCGTCGTCGTCCTCGACTGCGACCACGACATCGTGACCGAGCTGCGGACGTGGCCCGGTGCCTGAGTTCGTCGCGCACTGGATGGAAGAGGGCGGCATCGTCGTGCGCGGCACGGACGACCCCGCCAAGGCCCGCACCACCGCGCTCCGCGGCCTCATGGCCCACTGGCTGCTCGACCTCTACCCGACCTACCCGAAGGAGCACCCGGACGACTACCTGGAGACGGCGCTCTACTACGCCCGCAGGCTCCGCGACCGCGCCCCCGATGGGGACCGGCTGTTCCGGTGGATGCCGTGCCCGAAGGATTGCGGCGAGCACAAGGGGCACCTGATCCCGGCGTCCGAGCGCGGCTCTGGCGTGTGGCCCGGCGTCTACTGGTGGGAGGTCTGATGGGTGAGCACCAGGGCAAGAGCCTGATCCAGCGCGCCAAGGCGTTCGACCAGATCGAGCGACTGTGGGCCGACGAGCGGTTCGTCGCCATGAACGGCCGCGAGGCCGACGACCTGCGCGAGTTCATCACCGTGTTCCTGCTCCAGCAGGCCCGCGCCGGAAAGATCACGTGGCGCACCCTCTACGAGCAGGCCACCGCCGGCCGGTATCGGGCGCAGATCGGCTACTGGCAGCGCAGCATCATCCGTGCCGACCTGCCCCGGTACGCCCCGCCAGAACCGCGCGGATATGGCCGCCCCTGCCCGGTCCCCAAGACCCGCGGCAAGAACGCCGGCCAGCCGTGCGGCCGCCACTACGTCGTCGCGCACCGCGTCACCGACCCTGAGACGGGGGAGTGGCAGCTCACGGGATGGTGCCGCACCCACGAGGCGTACTCGCGTGCCGCGATCGCCCGCGAGAAGTCCCTCACGAACGTCCCTGAGCCGCTCCCGAACACTGGCGGGCTGCTCCCGTCATACCTGCCCAACTACGACTGGCGGCTCATGTACGAGCGCGCCGACGAGCGTTGGAAGGAGCCCTACGTCGGGATCGTCGCCGACCAGTGGCCCGTGCTCGCCAAGACGCAAACCGCGCCGGTCGGCAAGCCTGCGCTCACGTCCCTCGATGGAGGCGGCGACGACAAGGGCCCAGTCGGGCCGCCACCCGCATTGAGGTTGGTCACGACCGACCGGGAAGGCTCACGATGACCACGCAGCTCAACGACTTCTGGACCGACGGCGACACCGGCGTCGCGCTCCTGCCCGAGCCTCACCCCTGCGGCCACACCGCCCGCGAGCAGGGCTGCGGCGGCTGCGATCCCGGCGCCGGGTTCGTCATCGACGCCGCCGGCGTCGTGCAGCTCGCGCCCGGCGAGACGGACGCGATGATCCTCGACGACCCCGTCGGCGACCTCATCGGCCGCCTCCGCATCGACGAGTGGACGAACGCCCCGAGCAGCACCCTCGCCGTCGGTGTCGACGCGATCAACCAGGGCCGCCGTCACGTCATGCCGCGGACGCTGACCCTTGGGTGACCTCGAGCCCGGCCTGTACGTGCACCGCGTCCACGACGACGGCACGGCCACGACGCTGCGCCTCGACGAGCCGGGGATGCAGGTCGTCCTCCGTGGCGCGGTCGTCTCCGGGTCACTCCGCAACCGTGCCGTCGGTGTCTCCTACGGGCGCGCCGGGCACATCACGCAGAGCGTCATGAAGGCGCTCCGCTCCGTCACCGAGAAGGAGCCGCCGGGGTGAAAAGCAAGGGCATCAGCCGCGGCTCGAAGCCTCTCAAACGCAAGGCCCCCATGAGCGACGGGGGATCACCACTCCAGAGGTCGAAGCCACTCCAGGCGCGCCGCGCCACCGCGCCGAAGAGCGCGCCGGACCGCGCGCCACGCACCGCGCCGGCGCGCACCCCACGACCGCGCCCGACACCGCGCCGGACCGGCCCGACACCGGAGACCCGCGCCCTCGTGCACGCCCGCGACGGCGGCCGCTGCGTCCGCTGCGGCAAGCCCGCCTCCGACCTCGACCACAGGCGCGGCCGCGGTGCGGGTGGCACCAAGGGTGAGGCGTCCGACACGATCAACGGCGCGGCATGGCTGCTCACGTTGTGCGGCGCGGGGAACGCCGGTCAAGGATGCCACCGAGACAAGGACCTCGACCGGGAGACGTTCGAGCGCGAGGGGTACGCGATCCGCCGCAACGGTCTGTTCGTCGACGCCGAGCTCGTGCCCGTGCGTACCCGCTCCGGGTGGTTCCTGTACCGCAACGACGGCACCCGGATCCGCGTCCTGGCGCCCCCGAACGAGGACGCCCGCGAGGCTCGCGCGGCGTAGGTCACGACGCCTTAGCTGAACCGTAGCTTCGGAACCCTTGACCCCAACAAGTGCATACCAGCTAACTGGGTAGTGCGCGGCAGAAGCGGCCGCGAACCGCCACTCAGGAAGCGACCCGCCACCATGAGCACCTATGCACTCGACGCCACGTTCGCGTCCCTCTTCTCCGGCATCGCCGGACTCGACTGGGGCCTGCACCGCCGGATGCGCTGCACCGCCATGGTCGAGAAGAACGAGCACGCACGCACCATCCTGAGCCGGCACTTCCCCGACACCCCGCTCTTGGAGGACGTGCAGCATGTCAACGGATCAGACCTCGGCAACCCAACTGTCCTTGCTGGAGGGTTTCCCTGCAAGCAGACCAGCAAGGGAGCCACGACCCGAACCGGGCTCCACGGCAAGGACTCTGGCCTCTTCTACGAGCAGATCAGGCTCATCGACGAGGCCCGACCCGAGTGGGTCGTCATCGAGAATCCCGACGGGGTTCTCACCAGTAACGGCGGCCGCGATTGGTGGCACGCGCAAAATTCGGTGGGGGACCTCGGGTATGGGTACGCGTGGCGCCTGCTGGACGGGGGACACCTTGACACCCTCCAGGAACGGCCGCGCCTCATCTTGGTCGGACATTCTTCAGGAGACCCCGCCCGAGCACTCGAAGTGCTGGATGACTCCTTCGCTGGCCCGGAAGTTCCTGCCACGGTTGCTCTCCCCGGGTCCCGAGAGGGTCGATCCCGAGCTGCTCGCGATCACGGAGACGGTGGCCGCGAGGCCCTGACGGTCTGGCGCAAGAGCGCGAACGCCCGCGCCGCGATCGAGGCAGGCGGCTGGGAGACGTGGGTGCGGTCCGAGACGGCCAACACCCTCGCCGGGTTCGACCAGGGCGGCCCGCTCCGTCAGAAGCACCTGCTCCCCGACAACGGCGGCCTCCGCACCCTGACCCTCACCGAGTGGGAGCGGCTCTGCGGCTTCCCCGACGACTGGACGGCCGGCATCCCTGACGGGCAGCGGTTCCTCGCGCTTGGCAACTGCGTGCACACGACGCTGGGGGAGTGGATCGGCTCCCGCCTCGCGTCGGTCATCGCCCGCGACCACGGCATGGTCCGGGTGGCTGTCCCCGCCTGACCGTAGACTCTCCTCCAGACGGGAAGTCCTTGGAGGGGCGGACGTCGGAAGAACCCCCCGAGAGGGCTCCCGGGGGGTTCTTTCACGTCCAGATGCGGATACCCTTGCCACGGATGCGTCAACCCTCTAACGTGGTGTCCACCACCGGGAAGAAGCGCCCGGCGCGCCACCACAAGGAGAGCCCCAATGACCCTCGATGAAGCCCGCAAGATCGCGGCCCGCCCACACAAGCAGCCGACCGCCACGCTGGAGAAGGTCGTCGACGTGCTGTCGACGATCGGCAACGACGAGAGCGACCAGCACCTCACCGACGACGTGCAGGACGAGCTCGACCGCCGCGACGACGTCGAGCCGCACGACGACACCCCGTCCCTCCAAGACCGCGGCATCGACCTCCCCACCTACGGAGCCTGAGCCATGACGACGCGACTCCGCTGGAAGCGCCTGCCCAACGGCCACCACATGTGCACGACGCTCCCGATCGTCCTCGAACGGTCCGGCCGCGCCGCGCCGATCCTCGTCAAGACGCCGCTCGAACCCGAGCACAGCTCCCGCGACGGCTGGGCATGGCGCGCCGTCGTCGACACCGACGCCTCCGGTCGCGTCGAGTTCTGGAACCTGCCCGACGCGAAGGCGTGGGTCGCCGACAACCTCGACATGATCGCCGGCCAGACCGACCCCGCGCACGGGCCCGACATGGCGCTGTACGAGGCGTGGGCCGTCGAGGACGCCGCACTCACCGAGCGGATCCGCGAGAACTACCGCGCCCCGTCCACCCCGAGAGAGGGCCTGGAGCGGCTCGACGCGAGCAAGCGGAGCATGATCCGCACCGCCGAGCACGTCATCGCGTCCTCTCGCCGACAGGTGGCCGACGACGCGCTCCCGCAGGGCGACGAGCTCGTGGCAGTCTTGCGGGTCCGGCTCGCCAACCGGATCGCCGAGCGCAAGCGCATCCAGGCCGACATCGACGACATCGAGAAGCAGCTCATCGACCTCGGCGCCCGCTACGCCGCCGTCAAGGACGAGCGGTGGGGCTGGATCGTCCGCGACACCATCAAGGGCGGGCACCTCGGGACCGCCCACGACCCCCAGGGCAAGCAGGTCTGCGTCCCCGGTGGCATCACCGAGGCCGAGGCCCGCGCCTACGCCGACCGACTCAACGGAAAGAAGGGCTGACCCATGGCCGCCAGCAGCGACCCCCAACTGGGCTGCCTCGTCGCGATCATGGTCCCGTTCATGATCGTCGCGGGCATCATCATGCTCGGCACCGACCAGTGGTTCATGGGGGCGATCCTCGCGGGTGGCGGCATCTACCTTCCCGTCAAGTTCCTCCGAGACACGTTCGCGTCCCCGCCCGACAATGACGGGGACTGATCCACCGCATTTCAGCCAAACCCGCCGGTATCAAGCGACACCGGTTCCACACTGACCTCTGCCCCACCTCTATCCAAGACAGGGAAACCAACCACCATGAAGATCACCAAGGCTGCCGCAGCCCTCGCCCTCGCCGCCCTCGCCCTCACCGCGTGCGGGAAGAACACCGAGCTGACGGGGGTGCAGCCCGCAGCGCCGGCGCCCGCCTCGTCGTCGAGCACGCCCGCGCCGGCGCCCACGTCGGATGACAACTTCCCGACGCCCGAGCCGGCCGACCTCGAAACCACCAGCGAGGAGCCCGACACGACCGTCACCGAGGGCAACTTCGGCGACACCGGCACCTTCACCCAGGAAGACGTCACGTTCGAGGTGACCGTCAAGCGGGGCGTCAAGGCCAAGTGCAACATTCCCGGCTACTGCGACAAGGCCGAGACCGGTGACCGGTTCATCAACGTGCCCATCACGATCAAGAACACCGGCAAGTCCGGCGCGCTAGAGGTGTCCGAGTCGATGTTCGTCATCGAGTTCGCTGACGGCACCCGCTTGGAGTCGAGTGACGGCAAGACCTACCAGTACGGCCCGGACAACACACTGTCCTACGGTCAGAAGGTCCGCCCTGGCGGCACCCTCAAGACGTCGCTGACGTTCGAGGCCCCGAAGGGCAACGACTACAGCATCGTGATGCTGACGAGCGCATTCGGTGGCGAGGACCTCTTCATCTGGAAGTGACCCCGCCCCACTGACCGACGAAGGCCCCCGTTAGGCGCGGGGGCCTTCGTCATGCCCGGACCCTTGACTCGAGCGGAATGCTCGAGAGACGGTCAGGGCACACCCCCGGGAAAGCGCCCGGGACACCACACCGGGAGACCCGATGAACACCGTCACCGCCCTGCCCATCCCAGGCCTCGAAGAGCCGACCGTCCGGCCCGCGGCCGCGGCCGCACCGATCATCGCCTACGAGTCGAACCTCGTCACCGTCTACCAGGGCAAGGCCGAGCTGCTGCTCCCGGTCATGCGGACAGAGTCCGTCGACCTCATCGTCACCGACCCGCCGTATGCCGCCGACTGGCAGAGCGGCCGCCGCACCGAGAAGTTCGAGAAGATCGCCAACGACACCGCCGCCGACCGCGACCTCGTGAAGAGC